TAGAAATAATAAATTATGGCAACATTTTCTTGGAAGACGTTTCCGCCACGGAATTGGGATTAAGTAACTCGGCGATAAATATTACTAGATTTGATCCAACAGGTATAGGAACTTAATAATGATAGTAAAAGGTATTGTAACGGGCGTTATTAGAAATGCAGAAACGGGCGAATTTAAGCGTTCATTTACGATTGAAAATAATGTAACCGATTATCAATTACAGCAAATGGCGAACTTTCCAACACTGGACGGTAGTTATAGATTTGGAACAAATATATTTATTTCTGGTGAAGTTGATACGATTAAATCATCTAGAGATTCTTATGTATACGATGTTTTTGAAGTAGGATTCGTGGAATCTGGTGTAACATCACCAACATATAATTATCCTACGTCTGATACTGGATCGCCACAATTAGCAACTCCGCCTTTTATACAAATTCAACAGCGATTCAATCCTCCTACTGCTGATCGTACTATAACGATAATTGGTATAACTGCTGATGCGCCAACAAGCACAAATATAGCAACATATAAACGTTCACTTGCACACGCATGGGTAACGTTAAGCCCTTATTGTATACAAACAACAACTGAAACGCTTGATGTTTTTTATCGTATACAATTTTTATATGAGTATGACATTGCTAATGGTGATATAAACCCATCAACTACTGCCATAGGTACAGAAAAATATTCTGCGTATCTCGCAGCAATACGACTTATTCAAGGCTCTTATACTTATTTTTACAGAGCACATCATGTGTGGTCAGGAAGCAAATTAAATTATCGTAAAACGCGATATAGTCATATAAGAGATCGTCATGATACATTTGGTAGATATGATGATTATCCAACTGCCAATCCATTTGCGCGTACTGCATATACGAGTATAATTAAGGCTAAGTTACAGATGGATTATGATATTAGTTTCGAAATTGGTAAACTAGTAGGCGCTATTGCATATGGTCAAGATAATTCAGAATCAGCTAACACACTTGTCCATGATATTAGGAATATGATAGATTTGCCAGGTGGTGATTCGCCAATACAAAACGCATTTGGACACAGCACACTTGCTACAAGACCATTTTATGATTCTACACAAACACAATCAGGTACAGGAACATTTGCGCTTGATGGTTCGTCATGGACAAATCCAGATTGGCCCAAAATGTATCGTATTGAAATGATAACTGGTGGTGCTACTGGAACATCAACATATAGATTAAAAGTGCGTAATCATTTTGGATTCTATCAAAATTTCTATAAAGACCAAGAACGCATGATGATTCAAATGACAACAGAGCATAGTACTACCAATTATGAAGGATTTGACATTGGTGCTGATGACGTTGTATGGCTAAATTATACATTTAATAATAAATGGGGATCGCTTGCAATAAATGCAAATGAAATTTGTGCCATAGATTTAACCACACAAACAGGAAAAAGAACACATGTTGATGTACAAACAAATTTTACAGCTACAAAGATTGGTGTAATTGCAATCAATCCAGATAATGGTGATTTATGGGTTCCTTGTAGAGAAACAGGTTTATACAAAGTTGTAGATCCAGAAAATGCACGCACAGTAACTAAGATAGCATTTCCAACAGGAACAGGTTCACCGACTGCCAGCCTTGATCGTTGTATAGCAGTTGCAATTACGCCAATTCCTGGCGGCTCGCCTATTACGCGCCGTATATGGGCAATATTTTCAGATATGGTCGGTGATCGTATCACTAATACAGCGGTTGGTTTATGGTATTCTGATAATGACGGTAGTACGTGGATACAAGATACAACATGGGACCCAACAGTTGCAACATATTGGTCAACGTATGTGGCTAATGGTAGAGTTAATGATATTTATTATATGATAGGCGATCCTTATCATATGGATGGTAGACTATTAATAGGATATAGTAGATACACTGTAGCCGCAAATGCCACATATGACCATATGTATGGTATGTGGCATGATGGTGTATCAGGGACAACAGATGGACCACATCTTAATTATTTTTATCGTAATACACAATCTGGTGATTTCAATCGTGTTTCGCTTAATGATCCTAGAACTCTTGGACATCAATATAGTGTTTCATCAAATCAAGGAAAATGGGGCGGAAAATATCTTTCTCAAAGTGCGAACAGCAGTCCTCAATACTTATATTATGGTTCTACAAGTGTTACGAAATATGCTTCTACCTGTCCAAATGCTTATCACCTGGGTTGGGCTGTCGATGATGTTGGCGATGATTCAATTATATACATTCGCGGCCACACGAATGGTGCTTATCTTGGTGTTTACAAAGATAATAATACTGTATATGAAGAACAGATTACAGATACACAAGAGGATTTTAGTGGTGAAGGTGGAACTATTAGAAGAACCTTATTAAATTTAGGTGATGGTATTTTCTTTGGCCAAAAGGTTGCCAGTAGTGGTGGTTACTTTGGAATCGCAACATTATCAACACAACTTGCACCATTAGGACATGCGATTGATGATCTTAATGTCTGGACAGACTATGGTTGGAATGGTTCAAGTTGGGAAGAAGGACACGCAGGAAATAAATCTACACACACAACAGCACAAGAATTAGTTGATGGTGTCACTATTGAATTTGCAGACGCGGTAACAGATCCTGGTGGTGCAGGTAATTGGATTGCAACGGATTATTATACGTTTGGTGTAGTAGATGGTGTATGGTTAGATGGTTCAACAGAAGTTCACCATAAAACATCGTTATATTTTAAACCTGCTACAGAAGGCCAAACTGAAATAGAGGCTGCAACATTGCCTGCTATTACTAAATCGGTTGATCACACAGTAGGAAATACTGCATTTACTTATCAAAATACTTCTTCGAATTTCAATATAACAGATAATGGTAGATCTGCCTGGTATAGTGGTTCATGGGTTTTAAATGGTTTTAATGGTTATGCACAATCTAATGAATTTATTCCTGCTGCTAACATTGGAAATAATCCAAAGAATGATATTCATGCTGGAGTATATTGGTATTTCTCTAGTGAAAATGTTGTCAATATGCAGTTTATTGTAGGACTTAGTTCACAAACACGAATTGACGATGTTGCGAGCTATGCTGGTATTAGAGAAGAATCACCAGAATATGCAATTCGTATTGATCCACCAACAAATGGTACTGCGGGTTATGTCGATATTAGCGCTGTTCATAGTGGTGTTGAACAAGCAAGAATTAATAATTTCTATTATAATGAAAACGGTTTATCGGGATCTACTTATTTTAGAATAATAATTAAGAAAGATGGACATGTTAGATATACGTATTTCCAAGGTTCGCATGGTGAGATGGTTCTTTATGATACGTCATTGGGAAGTCCTGAACCAGCACCACCGATTACTTTGCCACATGAAAATTATTATGTGGATTATGCCACTTCTGGTAATAGTAGTTATGGGGGGTATGCAAATTTATATCTCTATGGTCTGACAGCGCCGGATTATTATCTTGAATTGGGTACAGTAGGTAACTCAACAGGTTATTGGAATACGGATTTTTATGGTATTGATTATGAACAAGGGTTTGATATTAGTATTGCGGGTGTAGCAACACCTGTTAATGTTGGTAATAATGATACCACAGCAACATTAGCAACAGGCGAATATTCCATATTTCCGAATACGGGAATAATAAGATATAGTTCTGCTGACGTTGGTAAAGCGGTCTCAGTAACGTATACTGAATTAACAAATGAATAGGGAAAATAAAAATGGCACGTTTAACATTTAGACAAGGAATTATACGACACGGAAGAAGCCCTGGCCAGTCATTCTTTTTACAACAGAATGGACAGTTTGTTGATCTCTTAATTTCGCCTGAGCAGACAATTATAGCTTTTGCTGATGGCACAACAGATTACTTGTTTACAGAATCTGTTACCAACAATCAATTATGGGGACCATTTACTTTAACTGGACAAGATTATTGGTTGTATTGGGATATTGACAGAATAACTGGTGTTCATACACATGGACATACTACACTTACGCCTGTCTATGGAACTACGGCACCAGCAACTCCTGTAAATGGACAAATGTGGTTTAATACTAGTGCTATGAAAATGTACGAATATAATGGTGCATCATGGGTACAAGTTCTTCGTGTTTTTGCATGTAAGTACAGAAACAATCAATTCTTTTCGCCGGTTGATGGTGTTTCCATAGAAACAAATTTCACAGGAACACAAGTTGGATCTGCTGGTAATGTCACCAAGAATATTGGTTCATTAGTTTTTGATGCTTCAGGCAACCCAATTGTTAATCAATCTGGCCAGTTTTTCACTACAGAAGATGCATTTACAACAGGCATTCCAACCGGCGCATCATTAAAAGTTAATAATATTCTTATCCGTGCCCGAGCAACACAGAATATTGCAGCTTATCAAGTTGTTGTTTTTACTCAATATAATAAAATTAAGCGAGCCGCCCCATTTGATTTTCTTGATAAGGTTTATGGTATAGTTGAAGAAGATATTTCAACTAATGCCAGTGGCAATGTTATCATGGAAGGTATAATATACAACCAATCATGGGACTTTTCTGATAGTATTAACTTTCCAGATATGAGTGGTAGTATCAATGACCCTATCTATATAACTTCATCCGGTACGCTTACTACAAATATTGCTTTGGCAATTCCTGGCCAAGTTCCGCTTGGCGCAATTATTGGACAACAATCTATTATATTTAATCCCGGCATATATGGCTATGGAACTGGTGGTGCCTCCGGAGATCATGGTTCGTTAACAGGATTAGGTGACGATGATCATACACAATATCATAATGATACACGTGGCGACGCAAGATATTATACACAATCTATTGCTGATATATTATTTGCGCCAATAGTACATGCGCACACAAAAGCAGATATTGCTGATTTTTCACATACACATATCGAAGCAGATATATCAAATTTAGATAAGTATACGCAGGCTCAAACCAATGCATTATTAAATGCTAAAGTATCGAAATCTGGTGATACGATGACGGGGGCACTAACTTTACCAAGTGATCCTACTAGTGCATTACAGGCTGCTACGAAACAATATGTTGATGCTATCGCAGCAGGCATTGCCGCCAAAGATTCAGTTGCTGTTGCAACAACTACCGACCTTAATGCTACGTATAGTGCCACTGGCGGCACCGGCGGCACCGGTGAATTTACTGGTGTTGATATTACCAATCTTGATGGTGCGCTAGATGTTGCATATGATTTTATTTTAACATCGCGCGTTCTTGTTAAAAATCAAACAGATGCAAAACAAAATGGTATTTACATTATAACAGATCAAAGCAATCCATTATTGGCTACATTAGAACGTGCTCCAGATCATGACGGCGCACCGGCCGCCGAAGTCTCGCCTGGTAACTTCACATTCATATCTGGTGGTACTGAACACGGTGGTTCAGGTTGGGTAATATTAGCAGGCACTGCAACAGGTCCAAGTGATATTATTATTCTTAATACAGATGATATGAATTGGGGACAGATATCTTCTGCTACTGCATATACAGCTGGAAACAATATTAATATTACTGGTGCTAATGTTATCAATGTTAAAGATGTTATTGATGGTGGTACGATAGATGCATTAACATGGAATGGGCATTCAGTAACTGTGTCTGGTTCTCCACTGCCGGCCGATAATCAAGTATTGTTGTTTAATTCTTCAACTACTGATTGGGAAAATGATTACTTACCACTTATTCGTAATTCAGATAACTCAAGCAATGTAACTATTAATACCACGACTGGTGCCATTGGGGTTTTAACGCCAAGTACATTAAGTTTAAATAGTGCAGGTAATACTACTATTACTTCATCGCTTGCATTTAGTACGAACAGTACAGGCAATACAACATTTACTGCTGGGACATCAAGTATACTTCTTAATAATACATCGGATATAACATTAACATCGGATAAAGTTATTATTAATCCAACAGGAAATAACGGCATTGTTGTATTGAATAGTAATGGATTTACTTCTACTCTTACAACACCATTGCTTTCGGGAAATACTCAATTTGTATTGCCAGGAAATACAGGTAGTTCAGGACAAGTTCTTTCTACTGATGGTACTGGTGTCACTTCTTGGATTACATCATCTGGAGGTGGTAGTGCATACTGTATTAAAGATGGTGATGGTGATACTTTTGTTTCTGTTGGTTTTGGTGCTTCACCAACATGTACTGATAGCGGTAGTAACCATATTCGTATTCAAGCAGGCGATCCACCAGCGTATGACACAGAAGGTGGTAACGTAGTAATACGATCTGGATTAGGAAATAATTTAGCATCTGGTACAATTACTTTAGAAGCTGCGCCAGGTGAAGGTGGTGCCTATCGAGGTGGTGATATTAATATACGTTCTGGTTCTGGCGATGGAAAAGACGGTGGGAGTATCCGAATAGAAAGTGGCGACGTTGTTGGTTATGGTAATAGTGCAGGTCATGTATATGTCTATGCAGGCGACGGCGGTGGCGGCACGATGAACACAGCAGGCAATGTTATTATTCAAGGTGGTAGCCTGTACGCGCCCGACTATGGTTACAATGGTGGTAATGTTCATCTTCGAACCGCATATGGAAACATGATTACAGGTGATATTTATTTAGCACCTGGTGCGGCCGGCGGCGAAACTTATGGAGGTCAAGGTTCTATCATAGTTCAAAGATTTGGTAGTGGTGGTTCTGAAAATCCAGATCTTAGATTTTATAATAAGACCTTGGATGGATTTGCTGCTATTATAGGACCAATAGGTCCTATTGATGATGGTAATTTTGAAGGATATCAATTAGAATTACCGAGATATTCTGCATTACTCAATGGACAAATATTAGCTGTTAATGATATAATTGAACGGATACCTGATGTATTTACTCACAAATTAGAATTTGTTGATGTACCATATGATCTTGCGGGACAAGGGTATGGTGCACTTTCTGATGGTGATGTTATTTTGCGCTTTATTGCGAATAGATCTTTTGTTTTGCTTTCAGATTCTCATAGAGGTTATGCTGATACCGCGCCAACGGGCACCGATGCAGTATTTACAGTAGAACGCAAAACTTGCGCAGCGTGTTCGCCCACTACATTAGGAACCATAACATTTACTGCTGGAAATCAAACACCAACGTTCTCGGGATTTTCAGATACTATAATCAGTGAAGCGCATATTGTTACTATAACTTGTACAACTGCAAGTGCAATTGAAGATGTGGCAATTACTTTAGGTGGACGTATAGGTAATGATATATTGCCGCCACCACCAGAGTTATAAATATAGTTGACAAGAAGCATACAATAGTGTATGCTTCTTTCCATTGATGGGCAATGAATAAAATAACCCATTATATAACCATTAGACGCGAAAGCATAATAATAAGAAATGAAGGAGATGTGAATAATGGCACTTTCATTAGAGCAGCTTACCGCTGCATTCAAAAAACAAGACACAACGGAATCTCGTCCAAACAACTACTACCGCTTTTGGGATATGAAAATCGGCGAACAAGCAATTGTACGCTTCCTACCTGATGCAAACAAAGAAAACCCACTTGGTTTTATGGTTGAAAAACTGATGCACACATTGGAAATCAATGGTGAAACTAAGTCTATTCCTTGCTTGAAAATGTATGGTGAAGAATGTCCTATTTGTAAGGTATCTTCAGCTTACTACAAAGATGAAGGTAAAGATAGTCCTAACGGTAAGAAATACTGGAGAAAGAAACAGCATATTGTTCAGGCTCTTATCGTAGAAGATCCACTTGCACCTGATTCTGAAACTGGTGAAAACAGTGAAGGTAAAGTTAAGTTCCTTAATATGGGTTACCAACTTTACAGTGTAATCAAGGAAGCTTTCGAAAGTGGTGAACTTGATGACATTCCATACCTTTACGAAGGTGGTTGTGATTTTATTATCAAGAAAACTGACCTTGGTGGTCGTCCTAAGTATGACGTTGGTTCTAAATTTGCCCGTCGTTCTTCTGACCTTACACCAGATGAAGTAGAAGTAGCAGAAGACGAAATGGTAGACTTGTCTACGCTTCTTCCTGCAAATCCAGGTTTGGAAAAAGTAGAAACTATGCTTGAAGCAGCACTGACTGGTGCTAGTTATGAAGATGATTCAACTGGCGAACCTGCGCCTGCGGCAACTGCATCAACATCAGTAGCTGAATCTAAATCAAAAGAATCCACCGAATTTGATGAAGAGTCTGACGACATTCTTGCGATTATCCGTAACCGTAAAAATAAATCTGCTGAATAAGGTGGTGTACCATGGCAGATTTTCTTAAAGGTGTTACTAAAGACCTTGAGAAAGCCGGGTTTGACGTGGGGGCTTCCGAGCCTCCACGCTACTGGTTTTCAACAGGTAACTACGTAGTTAACAAAACTCTTGGTGGTAGTTATATGCGCGGAATTCCACAAGGCCGCGTAACTGGTCTCGTTGGTGCATCTGGTACAGGCAAATCTTTTCTCGTATGTAATGCAATTCGTGAAGCACAGAAAGAAGGCGCTATTTGCGTAGTACTTGATTCTGAACACGCATTGGATGATGATTTCGTTAAAAAGATTGGTGTCGATCCTGATGATCCAAATTACATTTACGTTGACATAAAAACTATTCCAGAATGTAAAAAAGTCGTCAGTAAGTTTACTACAGGCTATAGTAAAGAATATGGGCGTGCACACGATGCACCTCGTATTGTTATCTTTATTGATAGTCTTCACATGTTAGTAACGGAAACCGAAGAGGATAACTACGCGAAAGGTGTTTCAAAAGGTGATCAAGGTCAACGCAGTAAACAAATCAAAGCAATGTTACGCGAATTCGTACAAGCCGTCAAACACTTGAATGTTTCGATTGTTGTAACCAATGATGTTTACAAGAATCAGGATGTTCTAAATGGTGAAGGCGTATGGATTGTAAATGATGCTACCAAATTTTCCTTGTCCCATATTGCTTTGTTAAATAAACTTAAACTGAAAGATAAGAATGATTCTAAACGCGTTCTTGGGATCAAAATGAAGGTTGAAGGTTACAAGACAAGGTTCACACAACCTTTCCAAAGTGTTACGATTGAAATTCCTTATGAAACAGGAATGGACCCGTACAATGGACTGATTGATGTTGCCAAAAACTTAGGTATTTTGACGCAAAAAGGCGCGTATTATTACCTTCCAGACCAAGACAAGGGCTGGCAGATAAAAGACGGCTGGGATGCAAATAAAGCCAAAATTTTGGAACTTTGTGAAGCAAAATGTGATGAGTTCTTGGATGCTGGCATAAGTGATGTTGACATTGACACAAGTGGTGGAAAGACTGCAAAATCCATGCGAGATGCTAAATTCTTGACTGAAGTAGACTAATACCAATTAATTAGGGTATTGACACAAGTAGCCATATATTGTATAATACTTCATATGGCTATTTTTTTATGGAAATTAAATGTTTACACATCAAATTAAAAGTTTAAGGTCAGTCCAAGACCTAATGAAAGATAACATGCTGGTTAAACACTATGCAGGTTCCCTTGCGTATGGGACAAACCTCCCTACGTCTGATGTGGATTTTCGTGGTGTATTCTGTGCCGATCCTGTTAATGTTCGTACACCGTTTTTCACTGTGCGCGAATGTGAAGATGTGGCCGAAGAAGATACCAAATTGTATGAACTAGCACATTTTATGAAACTGTGTGTAGAATGCAATCCTAATATTGTAGAGACACTTTACGTAGATGACAGTGATATTACATTTAGAACGCCAGCATATGATTTGCTTCGTGAACATCGCCATAAATTATTATCTTCTAAAATTGCATTTACTACATCTGGGTATGCAATATCACAGCTTTCGCGAATGAAAAATGCTAAAAAGCATGTAAATTATTTGCCAGATTTGATTAAATTATGTGAAATATTATCTATATCTTTAAAAGACGGCAATATTGATAAAGAATTTATAATTAACAATTGTGGTGATATGGTATTAAGTTTTATGGAAGAAAAAGGATATTGTGATAAATGTTAATACGCACATAAAACGAATTGGTGGTCATTATCAGATAAACAATATGAAAGATTGAGGAATAATTATGTTGACATCATTAGATCAACTTTTTGAACTACATTCATTAAATGGTGATGAAAGAATACGAATGAAGAAGGTTTGTAAACCATTACAATATGTTTTTATATCCTTGATACAATATTTTGGTAGCGACAAAATGTTAAAGTTGGATATAAAACAGTGGAATGATAATCATCGGTTAATACCATATGGTAACAATATTTATGGTGTATATGCTGTACATGGATATAAGATATTTAATAGTAATGGTTCATTAAATACTACATTTGATGGTAATCGTGCAGATTTTAATAATCCTATAATGATTGTTAAATTTAATAAAGAAGAATATAATATAGCAAAAGAAGAATATGATAAATTTTGGCAATGGCGCAATAATAGAAATCCGACAAGAATGGCAATGGAAGAATCTTTTAATTTTGATGGAAAGCACGCTATGCATCTTGTAAGACTGTTGCGTATGGGAGTGGAAGCGCTTCGGGATGAAGAAATTGTAGTTAAGCGTCCCGATGCACTTGAATTGCTTGAAATTCGTGGTGGTGCCTGGACATATGAAGAAATTGTTGCATACGCAGAAAAGATGGATAAAGAAGTTCGTGAGGTTTGGTATAAGAAAACCAATCTTCCAAAACGCCCAGATCTTAAATTTGCTGCAGCCTTATTGATGGACGTGCAGGATTTAGTTTGGAATGGTTAGGAAGAAACAAACAGATGATGGTATTCTGACTTTTGACGAAGACTCACCACTCTTTGTCAAAAAGAAGAAGACCAGCACTAAACGAAAACCACGGACAACTAAGACTAAACCTGTTGAAGATATTGTTCCAGTTGAAGAATCCAAGGCAGAAGAAACTAAACCTAAAAGAAAGCGCACCATACGGAAAAAGAAACAACCAGTAAATCCTAACGTACCTAAGTATGTTATTAAAGGTCCAGAAGACTGTAAACATATATTGCCTGCCTTTAAGAAGATGCTTATTGAAAAGTGGAAACTTCTTGAAAAAGGAAGTAATATGCAAGCTAGTGAAGTAGCAGGCTATATAAGAGGTGCAGCAATTCTCGCTAAAGAAAAGCGACCGAAAGAATATGCAGAATTTCAAGTACTAATTATGATTGCCAGAAGAATTGCAGAAGAAGAAAATAAGACAAAACAAAATGAATGAACAAAAAATCGCAGAACTAAAATGGTTACGTCAATTATATATTGAAGACCTTAGTAAAATTGTTACATATTATCATAATCCCCGCCCCCGGGTCGCGCACCCGGGAAAATGGGCAAAACTTGAAAGCGTTGTGGCATTAACAGAAGGAATTAATGAACCACTAATGATTCCACCGACAGACCCAAATAGAAAAGTATGGGTATGGAGCGATCAACATTTTTTTCATAAAAATATTATTACTTTTAGTGAACGTCCTTATGACAGCGTTGAACAAATGAATGAATACCTAATTGCCAACTATAATGATTATGTTGACGAAAATGATATTTGTATTTGGGTTGGTGATGTTGGTTTCAAAGGCAATAACATTATTAATGAACTTTTAGATCAATGTAATGGATACAAAATTTTAATTGTTGGTAATCATGATTTTAATGGTAAAAAATTACGTAATTTGAATTTTGATGAAACACATTTAATTTATACTGTGGACCATCCAGATGCAAGTATGGTATTCACACATTATCCAATGTATAATATCCCATGGCCTTGGGTAAACATTCATGGGCATTTACATGCATATCCAAATCCAGATAGTGGACACACGTTACATATTAATGTAAATTGTGAAGTACAGGAATATAAACCAAGGTTATTGGACGACATTATTAAACAAGCAAAAATGCGAGTAATCGCAGCAGAAATGTGAAATTATAAATACTTCAAAACACAACAGAGAAATACAATGAGCAAACACAACCATAGTGCAACTGCACAAGAAATTGCATATGTAGTAAGCGAAGTAAATAGGTTATCAGAAGAAGAAGTCCGTTCATTATACGGCATTGAATTACTTGAAGGGGGCAAGGTGTTTGACCCAACATACAATCAAGAATTTGCAAGTATTGGTGAATGGGCAACATTTAATGTTGAACAAGATGATATAGAATACGAAGAACATTTTTATGGTAAGGAATATGCGGAATAATGATGTTGTTGGAAGAAATTGAAAACAAAGAAGATAAACAACCTCAATACAAAATATTTTGTGATTTGGATGGTGTCCTTGCTGATTTTGTTAAGGGCGTAAAAGAAGTACTTAAACTTAATCATGATGAAGATAAGTATGAAATAGACCCAGCATACCGTAAAATTATGTGGAAGGCCGTAGGCGAATATTCACAATCTGGTGGAAAGCTTTGGGGCGAACTTGACATGATGCCAGATGCTATGCTATTATGGAACTATATTAGCAAATATCCAGATACTGAAATTTTGACAGCCACTGGTGATCCAAAATATGGAGCCGCAGAACAAAAGCGCGGATGGGTAGCAAAGTATCTTGGAAATAATAAAACCAACATTGTCCGCATGGCTAAATTAAAGGCACAATATGCGGCCCCGGACCATGTATTGATTGATGATAAAGAAAAGGCACTTAATCCATGGATTGAATCTGGTGGTATTGGTATATTGCATACAAGTGCCACCGATACGATTAACAAATTAAAGAAATTAGGATTATAATATGGGCATTTTGAGTATTAGTTTATTCGCGATTGTTTGTGCTATTGCCGTGGGTTACTGGGCAAGTACATTGGGAAGAAGTTTTCTTGGATGGACAATTATAAGCATGGTTCCACTTATTGGGCCATTTTTAGCATCAATTATTTTATTAATTCTTGAACAGAAAGCAAAAAATAAAGGAACATTATAAATGTATACAGCATACGTTCTTACAGATGAATCGCGCCGCCGCTTAGAGGAAAAGTACCCACCTAAATATCCAAAGTTTATTGGACATCATATTACTGTTGATTTTGGCGTTCCTGCAGGTGCAGAAGCACCAGAAGAAGCAGAAGTAAAGGTTCTTGGAATCAATGACTCTGGTGATGGTTTAGAAGCATTGGTTGTTTCTGTTAATGGTAAAACAAAACGTCCAGATGGTAGCAAATATCATATCACGTGGTCTTTAGATCCTGAAAGATATTCACCCAAGGATTCTAATGAACTGTTACAAAATTCTTATTGGTATACGATGTCTTTACCAAGAGTGATTGATACGATACCACAAGTATTAAAATAAAAAGGGGCTAAGTGCCCCTTTTTATTTTATAAAAGTTTTTTAATAACGATTTAAGATATTGTTGATCATTTGCTGTTAATTTATCATGTGCGATATCCAATATTTCTTGTGGTGACAAACAACAATTATCATATTGTGGTTCATCAAAAATAAAAGATATTTGTGCACACCAACAATGTATACCAGGGTTGCACTTTAATTCGGGTTGTTTCAATTGTTGCTTTAGTGTGTTTAGAATTTCCATTCGTTCATTCATCAGGATACCACCCCTTGGGTTTAATTAACCATTTTTGTACTATCTCCCAACCTTTTTTGCCGTGTGTAATAGTACAAGCAGAACAATCTTTTCTTTTAACATCAACAGGCGATTCAATAACTGTAAATTTACCAGGACATTTTAACCAAGCCAAAGGACAATAACACATCAAACAATTTTGGTTAGCGTCCTCATGGCATGGAAAAAATTCACATTCTTTATGTGAAAAGTATTTAAAATTTTCAGTTTTTACAGTATCTTTTGGTTCTGGCATTTATTAACCACACTTACTTGAACCACAAGAAATACATTTCTTACATCCTTCTGAGAAAACGATTGATTTACTTCCACATTCTTGACATGTTTCATCTTCAACCTTTTCACCATCTTTAATATATGATGCTAAGAATTTTTTAATTTGGAATACAAATGTACCAACATAAGCACTTTCAACTTTATCTAATACAGCCACGATATTTTTGATTAAAACACCATGTCGTAATAGAAAACTGATTAATCTTGCTACTTTGCTTGAGTTTGTATCGGAACCAAGCTTTTCGTGTACTTCATCAATGTGTCGTTTAGGAATCTTTTTCTTTCGAGCAAGCTTAAATAAAAGTTCTACTGCTTCATCAGCAGTAACACCTTTTTCATATGCATTTGTTTTTACAAATAACGCAAACGGGCGATTCGGATTGTCTTCATGGTATACAACAGTTAAATACCATTTTCGATTTTCCGCACGAATAGTTTTCATTGTTGCGTTAGCGGAATCTGGAAGTTTTACATTTTCCTTGATGATTTCTTCATCATCTGATGTTGCATTTTTTTCTTCTTTAGCAGAAAGAACGGTAGTCATAATTCCAGATCTATATGTAGTTACACCTTTAACGTAGCCGCTTCGATAAGAATCTAAATAGATATTTTGAAATTTTTCGAATGGATAACTTTGTGGAACATTTACTGTTTTTGACATTGCACTGTCAATCCAACGGGCAAACCCTTTTAGATCATTAACATGATCTTCGACAGAAAGATTGGTAGTAGTCGCTGCCCAATCTGCATTTTCGTCCCATTCACCAAGGCGCTTAAGATATCGCACTCCATAATCTTCACACAGAACTTCTTTTGTTAAACCACGGTTTTTATCTATTTTATAGACTGTACCATCTTCGGTTGTTCCTTTAAGGATTTCTTCATCGCCTTCTTTTGCGAATTTGAACATTGAAGTAGTATGCCATTCACCTTCATACCATTTAGGAGTAACATTCGCAATTTCATCTGGCATAGTATTTACGATTACGGTTCTAATATATTCTGGCATGAAAACAGGTTCAAGGCCACCAGACACTACGTTTGCTTGAATTGATGTGTTTCCTGTAGGCTGGATGGATAATAATGAACTATTGCGTATTCCTGTGGTGGTAAGCTTATCCATATATTCTTTTGGTAGATTTAAACTCTTAACGAAATGTCCATCCGCGTGTTTTTCAGGAATGCATTCACTAAACATGCCTTTTTCTATTGCCAAGTCAATAGAAGACATATATGCCTGGCGCGCGATTGTACTCATTACAGTATCACGTAACGCGGCCGCATTTTCAGAACCAAAACGAATCTTTAACATGAACAAAACAGAACCCCATCCGAGAATACCAATACCAATACGGCGCTTATTGCGCATGGAATTAACATATTCAGGTAATGGTGCATCAGATAGTTCGTTAATATTATCAAGAAAACGAACCATAATATTAACATATTTTTTAATACGCGGAATATTAAATCCTGTTCTTGTTTTATTGACAAACTGTGTTAAATTTAATGAAGCAAGGTTACATACACCACCAGGAGCCAAAAATTGTTCTCCACATGGATTTGTAGCATAAATTGTTTCTTTATATGATAATGGACCAAAGTGATTTGCGCGATCCATAAACAGTACACCGGGTTCGGCACGGTTATATGTAGATTCCATAATAAGATTCCATAACCATGAAGCCGAAACGGTTTGCGCAATAATAACAGGATATTCCTTTTCTTCCCACTTCTGTAGATTACCATCCCATTCTTCTTTATATTTTTTGAATGTAGTATCAGGAAATCGTAAGTCCCAAGCGTCGGCCTTTTCAATTTCCTCTTCTGATGCCTTTTCCTTTTTTAATTCGATAACGCTAAGGACCTTTTCCATAAAAGCATCAGTACAGTTTACAGATACATTAAACTTAGTTAAGCGTCCTGGTTGTTGTTTAGCAGTAATAAATTCAATGATATCAGGATGCCAGCAATCAAGAATACCCATCATTGCTCCCTTGCGTATTTTTCCTTTGGCTTTTTTATTTTGTGCTTTTTTACCAGCGCCAGCTGTGATGATTTCAGATGTCTTGTCGAAAATCTCCATATATTTTACTGCGCCCGGCGTTTCTACGCCAATACCATGAATAAAAAATCCTCGTGGGCGAATATATGAAAAATTTTCACCCCATCCACCTTCTGATTTTAATGTGAAGGATTGATTACGAACATTATCAAGAATTCCATCTAAAGAATCAATATCGTGTTTACGTCTTGGTGATACAAAACAATTCATAAGTGTGGTACCTTTCCACTCAGTACCTGCGTTAGAATAAATTCTACCACCCGATGTGGCTTTAAAGTCACTTAATAAATCATAAAATTTTAATGTCCATTCTTCTTGTAATTCTTTTGTTTTCTCTACACTAGCAGCCGCGCTGGCGACGCGAAATAAGGTATCATTGATTGATTGATCATTATGATCTTTATATGTTGAACTCCATACTTCTTCTGAAAATAAATCTTCAAATTTAGTATCAAACATATTGCGTAAATTGGTTTCAGGGGTTTCCATCTATATCTCCGTTTTTTAATTATTGTTCTTTTTCAATGGGAAGATGATGTACTTCAACATTGTGTTCTTTAAGATACTGAATTCCGTCAGTATTTCGATATACTTCATCATAATATACCGCCGCTACACCTGCGTCTACTAAACGTCGCGCGCATCCAATACAAGGACATGTTGTTACAAAAACAACACTATCTGTAGCGTTGTTTGGACTACGGATTAATTTACGAAGAGCATTATCTTCTGCGTGTACGACATTGGGTTTTGATTTTCCATTTTCGTCCTCGCAGTTGTTTTCTTCACCAGGATTAGTTCCATTGTAGCCAATAGCTATGATACTATTGTCTTTGACTATAACACACCCAACTTGTCTACGTTTACAATAAGATAGGTTTGCGTATACATATGCGGCTTGCATGTGTGCCAATGCGTGTTTTTGTTTCATAGTGAAAAGTATTTTTATTTATTGTTGCTATTATTTTTGCCAATGATATCAAAAAATCCTAATATAGTCAACATGTTCAGTAGTAAAAAATTTCAATATTTTAATTTGCCCCTAAATAACTATATGACATTTAATGAAAAAGACGCATTGCTATTGTATTTAGAATCAAGACTTTTGGATTTGTGTACCCATATGGAACAGTTTCATGGCGCTTGTAATGTTGGTTTGCTTTATGATGGGGTATATGATATTCTAGTTGATATGGAACAGACACTCGAAACACAGATTGAACTGGAACATGCCGAAAAATCTAAAAAAAGTACTTGACATACTGATAAATATCCTATAAAATCACTATGTGCTCAATGGGCATAGGGGCATTGGGATATCTCAATGTGAATATTCACTTTTCAAGGAGCATTCCATGGAAAAAGAGATTAATATTGACGAAGTTGTCAAATATCTGTCTCGTGCTTTTTCAAAGGCCACCGTGAAAGCCGTCGATGCAATTGGTTTGCGCGCCCACCGCTTTAAAGATCAAAAAAGCGATAAGTGGGAATCCACGCCATTGTATGACTATCAGGTAGAATTTTGCTATCTGGTAGACAATATCCAGCGCGGACCACGGTATATTGCTACTAAAAGCATCCAACGGGCAAATGAACTAATTGCTGAATTGGAAGCGGAAGGCAGTAAGTAATATATGCCGTAAAGAAGTGGGGAACAATTCCCCACTTCTTTCACGCATAAATAGATGTATGCGTGTAAAAGATTTAATATATAATTACGAAACTGGCATAATAGAACCAATAAAACTCCAATGCTCCCAATTCCTTGAGGAATCTGGCGGCTTGCCCGTGCTTAAATGTTTACCAGAAATCTATGAAGATTTCCAAAAGGTTAAGGTTCGTAAAAGAAAACACACCAACACATTTTCAAACATGTTCAATGGTGCTTTTAAGAACGAAATAAACAGTCTGCGGGAACGTTCAATATTTGTCAATGGTTTGGCTACATTTGAACATAATATCGTGGAAAATATCGAACCATTCTACATTTTCCCCATAAACGGATATAAGTTTCTTTATAGCAAGGAAGTGGAAAATTCAACTGAAAATTATAAACAGGTTCTTGAGTCAATCCTTGACCAATTAGGTGAAAAATCTGGAAAGGATGTTTTTGCCGATCTACTTAGGTTTACGTATATTTCAGAAAACCTATCTGTTGGTATCGAATCAGGGGCAGAAATTATAATATATGGGATACCATATTATTACGCTATTCGTGAATCGCGTATAGATAGCTACGATAACCTGTTGACAGCACTCGTATAATGTAGTACTATATACAGATACCAAAATAACAATAATCAAAGGTATGTATTATGGATTCTTTTCTCTTCTCCGTACAATATGTATGGCTGCTCGTTAATTACGATAAAAAGGCACAAGAAGTCGCCAAGTGGCTGGCCAATGCTTTTATGTATACAAGTGCCATTCTTTTATCAATTTCTGTGACCGCATCATTACTTCCGGTAACCTATATTGGATTCTTGTTGGCACACATTATTTGGGCATTCTTTGCATGGAAAATTAAAGATAAACCATTGTTTGCTCAATTTTTATTTTTCATACCCATAGATTTATATGCCATGTATATTAGGTTATAAAAACAATAATAAATAGGAGAATACCGTGTCAAAAGTTATAGCAGTAAAAACAGTAAGCACCGAAGAAGTTGTAGCAACAGTTATTAGTGAAGAAGATGAACATTTCATTCTTGAAAAGCCGCGTTCATTGGTAATGCAGCAACATCCAGATGGTAGTGTTTCATTAGGCATGTTGCCATTTATGGCAAGCGCAAATAATCCAGAATTTGCAACAGAATCGAATGTGAAGCTGTATAAGAAAGATGTTATGGGTGAAGTGATAGAAGTACCAGAACCATTGGCGAAAGCATATTTACAGCAGGTTTCTGGTATACAGTTAGTACAGTAAGGATACAAAATGGCAATCGTAGTTTATAAATGTGACGTATGTAAGCGAGAAAAGGAATTTCAACGCAATATTAAAGGGCTTGAAAAAGTTCAACGTTGCACTATTACACATGGTTGTCGTGGAAAATTATTTCAAACAGGGGTATTTTCTGATTATATTCGTGCAAGTGCACCTACCCGCGTATTTGGTTTAGATGAATGGAGACAAAGAAAAGTTTTACATAATCATACACAATCAATCGCACGCAATGAATGGTTGATTGAACATAATCTTGGAACGTTTCCATCAATTTCTGTATTTGTTAATATTCCAATAGAGGGCAATCTTGAAAATGTTGAAGAAATTATACCTACTGATACAGTTGTAGTTGATGAAAATAATTTAATATTACGATTTGATCGTTCATGGTCCGGATTAGCACAGTTGGTTGCCCGTCAATCTGATCCAAATCTTTTGCGTCCATTCACGCGCCAGGTTGCGCCGCCCGTGGAATTACAACAAATTTCAAATAATGGTGAGATTGCCATTGCCTCCCGCATATCAACTGTTGGTGAAAGTTCAAATATTAGTCTCGTTGCTAGATATTTAACGACACAAAATACGATTGTTAATAAGACATATGATGAAGTAAGTGATTCTTTATCTGCTTCGTCTTCGTCTTGGCGCGATTTTGAAAAGGTAGTAATACGAGGAAAAATATATACAATTCGAAGTTTTTCTGGTATTATTCCAGAAATGTACGATGAAACAATTGGTTCAGGTTCAACATTTAGATTTACGGGAATTAACGCGTATAGTGATGTTCATCAATTTATCTTTACCCAAATTATGAATGTTGTTAGAGATATCCAACAAGACGAAGTATACATTCTATTTGCTAATGAACCATTTGATACGGTTGATAAGCTTACCAATCAATATATTGATGTATATGACGTAACTGCCACAGAAAATACATTTTCACTTGTATATGATTCTGGTGAATTTTATGCACGCAAGGACATTATACAGACTATTTATCCAGCTATTCGTTCAGTATAATTATAACATATAAAAAAATAAAGAGAATAAATGGAAAGCAAAAAACAAAAGTTGTTGATAGAATTTTTGATATCATCTTCCGATACATTTGCATTATGTCAAAACATTGTTGATCCTTCTTATTTTGACCCCGAATTTCGTAATTCGGTGGAATTTATAAAGCAGTACTACAATGATTATAGTACTACACCTAATCCACATCAGATAGAAGCAGAATCAAATCAAAAATTTGAAACATATGATATTCAACCAGATGAGATTAAATATTGCGCCAGAGAAATAGAAAAATTTTGTAAACATTCTGCTATGAAAAAAGCATCTTTAGCAATGCCTCAACTAATTAAAGAAGGCAAGTACGCTGAAGCCGAAGAATTAGTTAAAGGTGCTGTTCTTGTTTCATTAACGAATGAATTGGGATTGCGTTATTTTGATACCGTAGAAGAACGATTGGAAAGAATGCTTAAAGAAGATCCAACTTTTCCTACTGGTTGGACAGGCGTTGATAATGCATTATTTGGTGGTATATCAAGAAAAGAACTATTATTGGTTTCTGCAAATTCAGGTGGCGGTAAGTCAATTACATTGGCGAACTTGGCATTTAATTTTGCTAATGCCGGCCAAAATGTACTTTATATTTCATTAGAATTGTCCGAAGATGTTGTAGCACAGCGCTTTGACACCATGTTTACTGGTATTAGTAGGCGTAACTGGAAAGAACATACAGATGAAATTTCGAAAAGAGTAAAAACTGCAGCCAAAGACGCCGGTGTTATTGATATTATACAAATGCCATCGGGAACTACTTCTAATCAGATTAGGGCATATTTGAAAGAATTTTATTTGCACTATGATATGACACCAGATCTATTAATTCTTGATTATCTTGATAACATGTCACCTAATGAACATGTGTCTGCGGACAATGTTTTTGAAAAGGATAAGAGAAGTTCAGAACAATTACGTCAGATTGGCGTAGATTATAATATGTTTATTGCTACTGCATCGCAGCTAAATAGAAGTGCAGTAGGTGCTGTAGAACATAACCACAGCCAAATTGCTGGTGGTATTAGTAAAATTAACGTTGCTGACGTTTACTGGTCAATTATTATGACCGAAGAAATGCGAGCAATGGGCAAAATTGTTTTCATCCTACAAAAGACACGAAATAGTGATGGACTTGGAATACAGGTACATCTTAGGTGGGATGGAAAATACTTGAGGATTGTTGACGAAGATGGTGATGAACCAGCTCCATTGATCTTCAAGAAAAAAGAATCCAATGAATCATCTGATATCGTTGATTCGGATAAACCTACAGGTGATAAGCTGACTAGTATGCTCAGTAGTTTCACCATGTGATAAATAACAATATGCATGTATAAAAATTATAACCATAGGAGAATATACAAATGCCAAAAGTAACAGATATAACAGTACTAAATATCGACGATGTACCATATGCCGTTGACTCATGTTCTGAAGAAGTTCAAGCATTGGTCGAAATCTATAATGATTGGAATCGTAAAGAAGCTGATGTTCGTGACGAACTGACACGTTTTCAGGCTGCGAAAGAAACCCTTTCGCGTCAGATTATTACCAAAGTTCGTGAAGGTGTAGCAGCCGATGAAGCGGCAACAGCCACTGCGGCAGAGGCAGAAGCCCCAGCAGAAGCCGCAGAGTAATATTTCTACAATCGCAATGTAAAAACCCGCCGCCGGCGGGTTTTTTGCTTTTGTGGCATAAATCATACCTTCATTGTCCAATGTGTATAAATACATTAAAATATCTAAATTTAGGGAAATTTTATGTCTTTATTAAGCGATCTCATACAAGAAATGGATGCAGCAGCCGCCACAGGTGCTGGTAATGTCGCAGCAACTCCAGGTTCTTTATTTTCTGGCGGCGTTGTCGATCCAAAAAGAGCCAAATTGAAGCACCGAAAAATGCTACGACGTGTCATGAATATGAAAACCGAAGGAGCTATGGCACGATTGAAAGAAGGTCTTGGTGTAGACCTTGGAGGCACCGATTTTGATTCGGCAGATGTTATTTCCAGAATAGATGCTGCTGCTAAAAAAGCTGACAAAAATGAAGATACGGTTGCGTTTGGTTTGGAAGACGAAGATGGGAACATGGTTAAAGTATATGTAAGAAATGACCAAGCAGAAGAATTTGAACGTCAATTGGCAGCAATGTTGGCTGGTGAAGACGAAGACGATAATGAAGAAAATTCTGCTCTTGAAATCGCCGAAGTTTTATTCAAAATGAAAGATCAATTTGATATCGTGGATGTAGAATGGCCAGGTATTAAAGGTGACGAAGAAGAAGAACAAGAAGTTGGTGGTGCAGAATTAGGTGCAGAATTAGGTGCAGAAGCTGGTGCAGAAGCTGGTGCAGAAGCTGGTGCAGAATTAGGTGCAGAAGGCGGCGATTTAGAAGGTCTTGAAGGCGGAGATGAACTTGGTGGCGAAGAAGGAATGGCAGCAGATGAAACGGGTGCGGAATCTGCATTACAACAAGTTATTGATATGATGAAGGCCGATGCTGAAGCCAAAAAAGCCGAAGCAGATGCAAGAACAGCCGAAGCAAAAGCAAAAGAAGCTGAATTTGCAGCACAAGCATCTGCGACTCGCGTTCGTAAAGAAGAACAAATCTTTGATATGGAAGCCGAAGAAAAGGCGAAATCTGAGGCAGAAAAAGAAGCGAAACAATTGGCAAAACTTGCTAGATATCAACACCAAAAAGCTCAAGACGCTGAAACCAGACTGTCTATGGAAGGCGAAGAAAAAAATGACGATGGCCAGCCATGGAAAGTAAATGATAATGATGATGACGATGAACTGACATTGAAGGAATTATCACAATTAATAATCCGCAACCTGAGACACAACTAATGACAAAGCAAACATTTAAAGAATTCTTGATTGAGTTGATGGTTAGCGACGATCCCATGCAAGCAATGAAAGACGTAAAACAGGCTTCCCGTAATCCCGATAGATATAAAAAACAACAAATGGCAAAAACTGTTGATACTCAACGAGAAATTCAACAGTCCGAAGATGATCCACTTAAGTCGGAGAAATTGCGCCTTGCAAAAATGCGACAACAAGTAGCGGCACAAGAAAACCGATTGGCACAAAAAGAAAAACGCGAAGTAAAACGTGTTGGTGTATAGTCAGGGGCAGAAAAGGGAATGGCATAATGAAAGTAGAAGAAGTATTATTTAATGATGAATGTGAACTTGAAGAAGTTTGGGTTGATGAAAATGATGAGGTGCTTTCAGAAGCAGCAGTCCGCCAGTGGAAAAAGTCAGGACAGAAAATGGTAAAAAAATATCGTTGTTTGGCGGGGCCAAAAAAGAACAGATTGGTAAACAAACCTGGCGATTGTGCACAGCGAAAAGATCCTGCAAAGGTTCGCCACGGTCGTAAAGTTATGCGCACAAAGAAAGGAGTGATTAAGCGTAAATCACAAATTTCTAAAAGAAAGTCCATTAGTAAAATTTTACAAAAATTAAACGCAAGACTTATGGGCAAAATCCCTAAATCTTCTTAAATTATATGAAAAGAAAAATTCTTATAATGGGACTGCCCGGTTCAGGTAAGACTACTCTTTCAAAGGCTATTAGAGATCTTATGGGTAATATCATTACTTGGAACGCAGATGAAGTCCGTAGCACAATAAACAAACACCTTACTTTTTCGTTAGAAGACAGAATAAAACAAGCAGAAACAATGAAGTGGCTTTCAGATAAAGTAATAGCAAATAATCACTATTGTATTGTCGATTTTATATGTCCCACCCCGGAAACCCGCGCCGCATTTGATTATAAAAATGCCTATGTTATTTGGGTTGATAGGATTGATACAGGTAGATTTGATGACACAAACCAAATATTCGTTCCACCAAAATATTATGATGTCAGAGTTATAGATGATGGACGATCTGCTGAAATGTGGGCGGCAGATATTGTCGAACCGTTTTATGGTTGATAATCTTCTATCTTTGAATAATAATCTTCAAAGATTTGTTTACATTTAAGAACAGATTCCCATGGTAATGACCACGATAACCCTTCCATATTAAAGTCTTCAACTAATTGGAGCATTTCAGAAGTTGAAAAATATGCTTGCATTTCATCAAAGATAACATTTTCAAAATATCCTTCATCTAAAAGACGTTCAGCCAAAAGATTGCGTTCGTTATCTGAAATATTCATGATAACCTTTTCCATTTTTTCTTTGTATTCTTCATTAAGATAATACAGACCATGCGCTATTTCATGTTTAAGAACATCTTTTCCTTCCAAATCATCATCATATGATGCAATTAAATAAAATTTAGAATCCTTTATTCCTATATCTGCTTTTGCTTTGTTTATAGTATTTTTTAGAATAGCTTCTTTTGCTAACAATTTTTCATCAAAAATTTTAAAGAATTTATTAACTACATTCCCTGGAATATTAAAACCAGACCAATCAATAGTATAAGTAAAATTTTCTTTATGCTTGGCATACGTATCCATATAATCTTCAAGGTCAAAATATTTGTCTCTGATATTTTCATACGGGGATTCGTAAAATTCTTGAAGGCGTAACATTGTTGATGTTACTTCATATTGAGTTTTGAAGTGTAGGTGGATTAAACCCGGAAAAATTTCTTGTATTTTTATGTTAAGCATATTTATCTTTATTATTGTAATAATTAACCGATAGCCAGGATTCTGTCGAGGGCAACCATTCGTCTATTGGCCACAACCCGTTCTCATAAAATGACACTTATCTTGAACTGTTTGTGTTGCACGCCCCCGAAGGTATCAGTAGTATAACGCGCTTTGTATGGTCATCATTAGTCAGACTGTACTAGCATTTCTCCTACAGGTGTCAGGCGTGTCCTGAGCTTCCTCACCGTAGTGCGGTTGCCTAGTTAATTACCAACCTTCACGCAGTTTGATTGCTGCAATCAATACTTCATTAAGCATTTTTTGCGTCCAATGTGTTTTGCGATGTTTATTTAAACGAACCAATTCTTGTTCATCGTTTAAAAGTTTAAATAATGTTTTTGTCTCACAACTATCATGATAGCTTCCAACAAGACATTCTTGATCTTTTGTCATCTTTTTATCTATTCAACCTCGTGACTGATTTTGTGTCTGTTTGTATATATTTTCGTTTCTGTGTTTTGGTTGCAGGGGCGGGACTTGAACCCGCGACCTTGGGATTATGAACCCCACGAGATACCAACTTCTCCACCCTGCTATTGAATTTGGAAGCGAGGGACGGATTCGAACCGCCGTCCACACAGGTTATGAGCCTGGTAATCTGCCACTGATATACCTCGCATTAATTTCCAATTACTTCTTTTCGGAAGTAATATCTGGCGCAGTCCCATTAATATCTGGTACAACATCACCAACATTGCCGACTTCTGATAATGCATCCAAATTTGCAGAAACGTAAGCCGATTTTGCAAACAATGCATCTTTTTTAGATGCACTACGTAATGTGGTTGTATACGCTGTCGCTACATTGGTAGCATGATATACACCATGTCCACTATTGGCAAATGATACTGTTGAATCTTTGTCAAATCCATAATTTTGACCAACACTAATTGCATTTTGTCCTGCTGCCAAGAACATAAATTCCCAACCAGCTTCTTTTCGTTCGTTGATTAAATTAAAGATTTTATCGCGCGTCCATTCCTTAGATGAATTTTCATCACCATCAGTCATCACCACAACGATTGTTTTACCATCTTTCGATGTGTATTTTTCAGCATCAGAAATTACTGTGCCAATTGCATCAAGTAACGATGTCATGCCCCGTGGTTTAAGAATATATGGCGCAGCTTCGTTTATTTTTACTTGATCACATACAACATCAACATAATTGTCAAACTCAACAATTGTTAGGTTAGCTTGACCGACCTTGCGCTGTTCTTCAATGAAGGCGTTAATCCCACCCTCTGCTTCTACTTGCATAGAACCCATCGAACCTGAACGATCAACGATACAAACAATTTCGTCCGTTCCATTAGATACAACCCCGGCATCATTAAGTTTATTTTTGACTTTATCTTTCAAAAGTTCATCTAGTACTTTATCATCTGACACTATTATTCTCCTCTTATCAATATTAATATATTACCATACTAATATATGTATTGTCAATAAAAGAAAAATTACCAGTGATGAATAGTATTTGCTACAATAAAGAAACAGGTTACAAACATTATAATAGCGTAGATTGTCCTTATCACGCACGCCCAGTCTGATTCTTTGTCACATTCAGATACGCGTGTTCCAAGGGTCTTACACCATATTGTCCACTTACGATTTGTCTTCATCTGTACTTCTTGGACAGTCTAATTCACATTCGTCAATCATCAAACCAAGCATTTCTTTAAGAAATTCCTTGCTCATTAGTTCATTTGAACACATAAGTTTACCGTCTTTTTTGTAAAAATAAAACTGACCAAATCCAGAACCCTGTTTTGACCAATTATATCCACCTGCCCCATCTGGTTCACAATAGGTTTCACAACTATCAAAAAATCTTGTAGACACATTTGTTTCCCTTATTGAATTGGTGGGCCGCCTTGGATTTGAACCAAGATAAAACGAATTATGAGTTCGCGGCATTCGCCAATTATGCTAACGGCCCATAGTTTATAAATATAAGATTATCTTATATAAAAGGAAAAGTCAATTACTTAAATTCTCGTTCAAAGAAACTAAAGACTTAACCTAATATTTGGCACCCTTGGCAGGATTTGAACCTGCATTGTTAGGCTTAGAAGGCCGACCGTTATCCAGTTGACTTACAAGGGCATTGTTTGGCACCCCAGATAGGATTCGAACCTACATAATAACGGCTTAGAAGACCGTTGCCTTTCCATTAGACTACTGGGGCATTATTTAATTATAACACTATTCTACTACTGGTGCAACTGGTTTAGTGCAACGCTTAGTCCACTTTTCAAGCTTCATTTTATAATATTCAGATTTTGGATCTTCTTTTACTTTTTTCGTATAGCGTTCTATTTTATTTTTGCAAGTAGACTTTTCTTCTTCCTCTAAGATCGATTGTGTTTGAACTTCTTGAACGTTTTTCCACCAATCTTTAACCCATTTTCCAGCATCTTTTTGCTGTTGCATCTGTTCTTGCCGTTGCTGATTTTGATTCGTCTGTTCTTTAGTATGCACAGCAGATAGTTCTTGTTTCTGTGCATTTACTAAAACAGGAATTGTAAACATTAACAGAAATATAATTATCATTCTTCCCATTTTTCTTTTGCCTCTTCAAGTTGATCTTTCAATAATTCCAACTGTCTTTCTAAATATATAGGAACTGTTTGTCCCTTGCGCTTGTAAACAGCAATTTCGTCCTGAACACCTATGATACGAAATTGGATATCATCGACCAAAAACCCACCAAGCGACCTTTCGGTTTTTTTAAGTTCCGTGGTTACTTGTAGCGCAGATTGTGTTACTGAACCTTTGACTAACGTATCAACTTTATTCCAATAATAATCAGATAGTTGCGTTGCTGATACAGCAAGACCAGCAATTGATGCAAGTGCACCAATAAGTTTCCATACCCATGATGGGGTGTTTTTAAGTGATTCTATTGGCATATAATACCTCCATGTAATATATTTTGTATTTATGGGGGTAGCTAGTATTTGGAACAGGCGGTGGACTCGAACCCATAATGTCTAAGACGGGAAGGTGGAAGCCTCCTGTGATACCATTCCCCTTACGCCTGCATTAATTATGTAATTCTTTTTCTAGCGCTTTTATGGTTTTGACATGTTGCTTAACAACCTTCCAAATTTCAAAATCCTTTGAATTTTTTGGTGCGTGCTTGTTGAATGTCAAATAGAATTCATTGGTTGTATTATTCAGAAGTTTCCTGGTTATTTTACCATGTTGCTTTTTTGTCCCATGAATATATCCACCAAATTCATAGACCAGTTCTTGCATTTTTATTCGTGGTATTAAAAGGAAGTGGTTCATGACTTTTATATTATCATACAAAAGTACCAAGTATTGTTCTATGTGTGCATCGAATCTAATCTGGCGCAAGCCCCATTTTCCGCTTTTGTGTCCAAGCGAAGTCTTAATTTCAATACCAGTGTTGTGAATGTTCGCATCACCATATGACAAATTTTTAGCATTATGAAGATTGAATTTCTGCTTAACCACGCTTTCTAAGACTGCACCATATGTTGATGGTGTAAGATAGTTTCGACAAAGAACACATGAATCTAATATATTATATGCGCCGCCTTTTACGTCTTTTGCTATAGTTTTTGCTAATTCATCTCTGGTTCTGCTTTCATTTGCTATTTTTCTTATTTCGTCCTTAGAGAACATCCAGCATATCCTGACTTTATTATAGTTATTATCTATTAAAATATATCATAAGAGAGAATATGCGTCAAGGTTATTTTGGTACTCGGGATGGGATTCGAACCCATACCACCGGATTATCTGTCCGTTGCAGCTTATAAGACTGCCGTGCTGCCATTACACCACCCGAGCATTTAAATCTAAATATTTTTCAACTACCTTCTGTCTTTATTTGTGAAGGTTCGATTAATTTGGTGGTCACAGCAGGGATCGAACCTGCATGTTCATCCTTATGAGGGATGCGGTATTTCCACTTCACCCATGTGACCAAAACCGTCCCATAACGCTAATCTGGCAGGATTTTCACTACAGGACATTGTTTCGACAGCTGCCACTGTCTAATTGTGATGGGACTTGAACCCATACTACCGGCTGCGTCAGCCGGCGTGCTACCATTACACTATCACAATGTTTTGCAGGCCCGGAGGGATTCGAACCCCCAACCAAAAGTTTTGGAGACTCCTATGCTACCAATTACACCACGGGCCTATTTGTTTAAAACAATAACGAATAATCAGTAAATGATACTGGTACAACCTTAACCATAACTGTGAACTTTTCAGTTTTGTAAACTTCTTTTCCGTTTGATTCGAAAACCAAGTCTAATTCCCTGATAAAAAATTCTTCGCTGTTTTCATCATTACTACTACTATCGTGCCCAACAATTTCAGCAACTTCACGCGAAGGCGGCACTTTATTACTACGCGAATCCGACTTCAACTTAATGTAAACATAGTCGTATCGTTCTGGTTTGACAATAAATGGAGATTCAAGTAATTCACGCCGCACATCAGTAGCAGTTTCAACAACTTTTAAGATTTCTAATTTTGGTTTCGCTTCTTCGCGTACATCAATATTCAAATCTTGAATAATTTCTTCAACGCTGTTATCAAAGCGCAAATATTCTTCGACAATGGATTGAAGCATATCAAAACTGAAGATTCTTGAACGTCGCGATAAGTCAATAATATCTAACATGGCTTCTTCATCAATACCATAATCATCACAATAATCTCTAATGCTTTTTTCATCTAACTTATGATAACGAAAGTGGTAATAAGCACGACTTGGACGATTTAAAATAAACTCATTAATGTCCAATTCGCGATTTTCAGTAATAATGATAAGACGTTTTGTTTTATCGACACCATCCATTAAAGAAAGAAGCGATTGTTGTGAAGCGCGTTCTTCTTCATAGTTATCTGTTGTATACATTTTACCAAATTCATCAAAGACTAAACAACATTCGCCAATGTTTTCAAGGAATGAAGTAAACTGCGTTCCAGTGAACGCTTCTTTAACTAAGATTACAGGTAAGTTCAATGCATCAATTGCTTTATTTGCAAGCAAAGACATTAGTAAAGTTTTTCCTGTTCCTTTATCACCAGTCAATAGAATACCAGTAGATGCAGGACGTTCCGTATACACTTTCAAACATTTATCAACCCGCGCCTTAACAGTGCCATAGATCTTGCTTGGAAGTTCCAATTTATCTTTGGTAATTTCCAAGTAAAATCCCCTGAGTTGATGAAAACGAATAGTGTATATTTTTGCAGGCAGCTCATCCAACGCAGTTTCTTCGTTTAATTTAAAAACGTCAACCGTTGAACCGTCTATCATATATTTTATTTTCATAATTAGTACCAAGTTCTTCCAACTGTTAAATGTAGTTTCCAATTAGATGGAAAGCCAAATTCTTCACGAATTTGTATCAGTAGTGGGCAATCAACTTCCACGAACCAATAATGGTCTGGACGATCACCACCTGTAGTGTCACCACTTTGACGAACATGATGTTTGTATCTAAACTTAATTTTTTGTCCATCGTACTTTTTCCAAAGATGCATTTTATCTTTGAGTGGTCGTTCACCACGGATGATTGAAATATGCGCATCCCAAGAAGGTTGACACAAATCAATCCATTTTTCTTTTTTCACCCACCAACGATAGTAGCGCGTGATTTCTTTATCAACTTTTACGATAGCCCACCAATCTGTTTTATGTTTCATGCCAGGACGTGGTGGATCGTATTTTATAATTCCAGTACTTTCGTGCCACATCTTCAATCACCATGGTGTTGTCTCGTCATAAAAATTTGCTAAGTCCTGCCAACTATCGTCGTCGTATGCAGCATCTTCACATTCATCCCTTAGTTTACGGGTGCAATGTTTTTTGTCAAGGTTGTCATACATCCAGACAATATATTGTCCGTCAATCCCAGCGACTTCGTTTGGTGTTTTGCCCTCATGTTTACCAAAGGTTAAAGGCGTATCGTCTAATAGTTTTTTCATCACTATTTCCTAATTGGTGGAGCAGGATGGGATTCGAACCCACAAACGCTGTGATCAGCAGCGCACCCCATAACGTGGGGCTGAACTCGTCACGACCTATGGCGGCCTTGTTCGGCTACTCCAATGTTTTTAACAATATGTTCACATAATTCAATAAAGCGTTCTTCGGATAAATCTTGTTTCATTTTTATGAATGTGGTCTTTTATTTTTCCTCGTCGCCGAAAACCCGGTTATATTGATTGTTTACCTTTATAAATGTAGTTCTTTTAGGAAGTTCTTTGAGCGACTTACTTCCGGTATATGTGCAGGTACTTCTTAAACCTCCCAATATTTCTTTGATCGTGTTTTCAACGCTTCCACGATAAGGTACTAGAACTTCTTTACCTTCACTTGTGCGGTATTCAGCAACACCACCAGAATATTTGTTCATAGCAGCTTCCGAACTCATACCATGGAATTTCATATGCGTAGGTTTTATAAGTTCTGCGTCGGCGCTTGTCATATTAAGACCTTCTGGTATTTCTGGGTAAACATACTCACCGCCTCCTTCTTCGTGACCAGAAAAGAGTCCGCCCAACATTACAAAGTCTGCACCACCACCAAATGCTTTGGCAACATCACCTGGCATCGTACAACCACCGTCAGAAACTATATGCCCTTTAAGACCGTGTGCAGCATCTGCACATTCAATAACAGCACTTAATTGTGGATAACCAACGCCTGTTTTCTTTCGTGTTGTACAAACACTACCAGAACCAATACCAATGCGAACAATGTCTGCACCAGAAATAAGTAATTGTTCAGTCATTTCGCCTGTTACAACCGTTCCTGCCATGATAACAATATCAGGGAATTCGTTTCGCATTTCTGAAACGAACTGCACGAATTGTTCCGAATACCCATTAGCAACATCAATATTGATATATTTTATTTTCGGCAAGTCACCAAATGATGGCATCAATTCCGCGTAAACTTTTTTGAATTTTGTATAATCATGATCAAGGATGCCCATAGAATAAAAGTTAATGGCGTCTTGGTTTTCTTTAAAGAATTTAACCAACTCATTTACTTCATAGTGCTTATGAAGTGCAGTTGATAGACCATGTGCATTTAGCGCCTTTGCCATTTCAAATGTTCCAGTATGGCTCATATTTGAAGAAATAATTGGTATTCCTTTATAACCATACTGTGAATGTAAAAAATTATATTCTTTTTCAAGCACCACATTCTTTCTTGAAATCAACGAAGAACGTTTTGGAATAATTAACAAATCTGAAAAATCGTATTTGGTATCTTCTATAATTCTCATATGGCTTCGCCTATTTTAATTTGGAACACAGGGTCGGATTCGAACCGACGAAATTTCGGGTTGCAACCGAACGCAATAGGCCAAGCTCTGCCACCTGTGCATTATTTCAGTTTGTTTACTTTTATGGGTTTGCCATGCAGCCAATGCGGGGTTGTCATTACATGATCTTTGCGCACAAACTTTCCAACTTTAAACCTAAATTGGCTCATGGGAAAAAAATCTGCTACGCGCATGACGTATCCCTCACAAGTATCATACATGGAACCATTCCATAAATCAACAATAATTTTCTTGTCAAATATTCCATCATAAAGAATTGGAACATGGACTAGGTTAGGATGCAACATTTTGAACCATTCTAGTGTTTCATCCCATGATAAACATTCATTTCTGTCATTCCAGATTGAGAAACCATAGAAGTAACTTAATAGTTCATCGTAGGGTATAGAATGTTCTGCGTACATGTTTTCACCACACACGCGCCAATCTTTTGGAATTTCATAATTAAACTGCGACCAGAAATTTTTAACCCAATCTCGACTAAGATGAGCACCACTATCCACAGATCGCGCATGGTTGTGATCGTTGTAAAAGGTTGTGTTTTCGCCGTCAAGTTTTTCGGTTACAATAACACGTTGACCAACAAAAGAATCAATGCTATCCATCATACGGTCATCGTCATTCATGCCTTCTGACCATGGCAAATGGTAAGTTCTTGGGTATTTAACATATCCCGTGAACAGATCCAGAACACCCCCCATACCAAGTATCTTTTGTACACTTTTGTCAAAAAACAATTCACCTTTCAGACGTTGTGTATTTGGTAATACAATGTTACCCCACTTGTCGTAGATTTGATCGCCGTACAAATGTGGTGGAATGATTGGCTTTTCTATTCCAACTGCCTCGCGAACTTCTTCAACTGATATAGTTGTCATTTCACAAGCAAGGTGATGAAACTCGCAAAGGCTTGCACCATTTGAAATGTAATAACCACCATCAGGCCATAAGCGCCTTTCTATAATGTGGTGTGCATCAACAGCAGGCTTATCACAAAAGACACAAGTATGATTATCGCGTTCAAAAACACCATTGTGAAAATTATCACGTGTTAATAACTTGTCCATCTTATCAGATTGCCTTATCTGTTTGTTAAGAATTGGCCGCAGGCGGCTTTGACTTCTGAACCAGCGGATATTTGTACTTTAACATGTGGATGTATTTTTATCAACCTTTTAATAATATCTTTAATTTGGTTACTTTCATGTATAAATGTTGATACTTCACATGTGTTATAACGAAGGATACGCAATTCGTAATTCTGTAAACCATGTCGTTCAATCAGATTAATCAACGCTGCAATTTCTTTGTCGGTATCATTGAATCCGTCGATGAACATATGGTGGAAAATAACATTGTATTTGTTATTTTCAGAATATTCAATCAGTGTTCGAATAGCCATATCAATAGGCATTGCATTAGGAATTAACTGATCGCGTGTTTCTTGTATCGCCGAATGCAACGAATAAAATAATCTGAAGCGACTTCTGTTCGGGTAAGTCATTTCAGTATTACTAAACTCACTATTGCGATGAACAAGCACATCATTGTGTGGGTTTAAAGGATACTTCTGTAAAACCTCTTCCAACGCTTTAAGATTGTTTAAAGCATCTTCAATGTAATGGATATTTGGAATCACGGTTGAAAGGTCAACACCATCTAAACCTTTAGTAAGTCCATTAGTTATTGCATAATCAAGCATAAACTCTGTTGATTCTTTAACCCTGAGCGTATTAATAAATGCATCGCCCATTCCCATCCAACACAGTTTCATAAACTTATCACAAATCTGTGGAATATCACCACCAATAGACGCGAATACTCTTTTACCTATTGCTTCAATAAAGTTATCATGAAGTTTTGGTGTGTGAACACGCCTGTATTTCATGTCCTTTAATGTTAAATAGCAGAAGTTACATTTCATATAACAACCTACTGAATCGGAAATAAAAACACTATACTTATTTCTGTCAGTTTCGTTTAATTCAAAAGTACCATCTTCTGTTATGCAAGTATCACAACTTGAAACCGTTTTAATTGCTGTTTCACTATTGTCATCATGAACAATCTTAGTGACGGTTTTGTCGTCTGAAATTAATAGTTTTTTCATAGCCTTCTCTTATTTGGTACCCACCCCCGGAGTCGAACCGGGAAAATCACTGAAGTTTGAATCCAGCCGCTTTGCCAAATTGCGTAGGTGGGCATAATTGTAGAAATTGGTTAGACTATATAATACCGCTGCTCTGCCAGACTGAGCTACACCCCAAAAGAAAATTTTTGGTTGGGGCGGTAGGAATCGAACCCACGACACGCGGTTCCTGATTTAATTAGAAGGAAGTCAGAAACCATAGCTACAATATATTTTAACGGTTCATTTTTGCTGCTGTCCATGTCGCATCTTCAAATAAGATAGACATCATGTAAGCTACGCCAGCTTCTTTATCTTCGTGCTTGGGTTCCCATGAACCCATATGAGCTTTAACACATTTAAGAGCGGCATTAACATCAACACCTTCTTTAGGTGTAATATCGAGTTCTTCAAGACCACAGAAAAACATATCGGTGAATAGTTTGTTCCAAATAGAACCACCCCTGTAATCAAATTCTTCTGGAACTTCTGAACGTTTTGGTAGTAATTTGGTTGTACCAAAAACAAGTTCAGGATCTGAAATATCTTGATAGTTATTAAGAATGTTTTGTGTAATATTAGACATTGTTAATATTTCCCTCGATTGATTTGGGTTAACATTATTACACACGTTAACCCAAAAGTCAAGGAGATTTTGGTGCCGAGAGTGGGACTTGAACCCACACAACGTTCCCGCCACTAGATTCTTAGTCTAGCATGTCTAGCAATTCCATCACCCCGGCATATTTTATTCAATTGGTACGAATGTCCCATTCTTTTCAACCATTTTTTTGATAGTATTATACACGTAATCCAAAATTAGCATAGCCCTATCAGTACAATCTTTGTTCATTGTCATGTAAATTTCATCTGGTGTCAGATGCTTATTGCTGTAAACCCACATAATAATTGTTATTTGATATAATACTTCTTCTGTTCTTAACGGCGGATTAGCGCGCTTCTCTTTTTGGGATTTTTCAGCAGACCTGATTACCCATTCAGTCATACCTCTAAATGGTACACCAGCATCTCGCTGTCTTGTCATCTTCCTTACTACTTCTCCATCCAAGGAACATTCTTTTATAATTCTGGCTTTTGATTCTTCATACTTTTTATCAATTGCTGTAAAGTCAATTTCCGCCGCAGTTGCACCTAATGTATATCCCATCATGAAAATTACTATTGTGAATAATATTATTAAATGTTTCATAATAGTATTTATTAATTTGGCTGATCTGGTATGTAATGACAGTTAACATGCGAATATTTCAGCGGAAGATGTGGGATTTGAACCCACGTGCCGTTTTAATGACCACCTCATTTCCAATGAGGGACGATTAGCCTCTCTGTCAATCTTCCAATATGGCTGGCCTACCACGATTTGAACGTGGAGTACAGAAGTCAGAGTTCCGCGTGTTGCCATTACACTATAGGCCAATTATTTATTTAATTTTTAATCCAAAAATCTATTTGTGTGATACGCACTTTCAATACGCTCTTTCGCTACATTAAAATACCTATCATCCAGTTCAATACCAATAAAAGTCCGTCCAGTATTTGCTGCCGCGACTCCTGTACTGCCACTGCCACAAGTATTATCTAACACAGTATCGCCTGCATTAGTATATGTCAAGATAAGATATTCTAATAAGGCTACTGGTTTTTGTGTAGGATGTAAGCTACTTTTTTGTTTGTCTGTGGGGAACATTTGTACACTTCTTGGATATCTTAGTGTAGACCCACCACCACTGATTCCTTGCTTAGTTTTCCCATAAATTTCACCATCAGACTGGTGTTTGGTATAACTATTCACTGGCTTGTGCCCAGTGGTCATTTGTGGATTATACGTCGGCAATTTGTCATAAAAGACCAATATATTTTCATGGGCTTTCATGGGCATCTTTTTGGCATTTAGGTGGCCAGTAGATGTCGTCTTTTCCCAAATCCATTCATAACGAAGCCATTTCAGGTTACTTGAACCTAAAACTTTATCAAATGGTGTTTGTGAAAATAAAAGAATAGCGCCAGCAGGTTTTGTAACCCTTTTATACTGTTTCCATAGTTCTTCAAGGCTTATTACAGAATCCCATGCGCAATTGGTCGTGCCATACGGAAGATCGCAACATACCATATCGACAGAATTATCTGCGATTTTGTCCATTTCGGATAGGCAGTCACCATGTAATAGGATTAAATTTTTCATCAAGAAAGCCTAACATAAAGCCGATGAAAAATCAATAAAAAGGGTTACATTATTGTAACCCTTTTTTAAGACAGATATTAAGCTACAGTTGTGCCAGTGATTAAGTCGATCCAGTTTACACCGTTGCTAACTACAAGCGAACCTGCTGTTACAGGACTCCCAGCTGCGTTAACTGCGTCTGTTGCAAAGGCTACATGGCCTGTGTGTGAAGCAGCTGCTGGTAAAGTAGCAATTGTGTAATCTGCCACTGTAAGTGGTGCTGATTCGCCTCCATAGCGTGCGTCGCCGCGTGCATTGTTTAATAAAGCCATTTTATTTCTCCTAAATAGTAATTACTGTATATATTTATAACATACAGCATTTTCTTCCATAAAAATTGGCGGAAGGCAGAGGGCACGATCCCCAAACCATATTTCAGGTTCCACTTGTTTTCAAGACAAGGTGCCGACCAACTCGACAATTACCTTCCAGTATTTCTTATTCCATTCCCGCAAGCATTTTTTCAATGCGACGAAGATTGCCACGAATTCTATTCATATTCCCCATAACACGGCTTCTGTTTTTCGTGCGTGAAGGACTATCTGCTAATTTGTTTACTAAACCTAAACCACGTCGCGCAGCATCCATCTGTTTCATTACAGTGTCCATAGCATCCATAACTTCTTCCATGCTACCATCCGCTTCAACACTACCTGGAGGTGGTACATCACTAGCAGGTGCACCACCGGCTAATCTGTCAGCAGCCATATCCATTGGTGCTTCAGTGATAATTTTCATTTGATCAAGAAGTTTGTTTACTTCTTCTGTAAGTGCATCAAATTCTGCTTCTAATTCAGCATCTGGTGTGATGCCCTTAACATGTTCTAGTAACATTGTAAATTCTCCATAAATTGCAATTTATTAAAGTATTTATTAATGTTAATTATTTGGCACCCTCGGCAGGACTCGAACCCGCACAATTTTCGTTCGAAGCGAAAGACTCTTCCATTAAGCTACGAGGGCATAACAAGGCTATAAAAATATAATCTTTAACATAATTTTATTAAAAGCACATATTATTCGTTAAAAACAATATTTTGTATTTCATAATCAGGATATGGATTGCCGACCATCGAAATTTGGGCTATATCAATTATAATACTTGGCGGAAGTGGTGGGATTCGAACCCACGGACCGCTTTCGCGGCCAACACCTTAGCAGGGTGCCCCAATCAGCCACTCTGGCACACTTCCAATATTTTTAATGTTTGGAGCGGATAGCGGGAATCGAACCCGCATCTGAACGTTGGCAACGTTCCATAATAACCGTTATACTATATCCGCATTTTGCAACTTTAAAAATGCCATCTTTTTATCAATGACTTACCACCAGTTTTATTGCAGCGGGGACATTCAACAATTGGGGGATTACCTTTATTCTGTTAGTTACTTCATAAATCGTAAAAAACATATTTTAATAAAAGTCGCTACGCTTTAAACCGCGTCTTGCATATTCATCGCCTGAATCATATTCTGCTTGCGCAGCAGAGCTTATGCCTTGTGCTTCTTCTGAATCCATCCATGCTTCTTTTGTTGTCATATGTTTACCTATCAATGCGAAAAATTCTTGAATAGCTTTCATGGCAATAGTTGGATTCATGTCTTCTTTGTTTATTATTTCCCATAGTTGGTCAAGTCTTGGTTCGATGTTTTTGGGAACATATACATTAACGTTTTTGTCGAATGCAGCATTAAGTTCACCTATGACTTTTTCCGCTTCACGAAAGTCAGCATCGCGCTTTTTAGCAAGAACTTCTTTCATTACATATTCGGCGTCTTCGTAGCCACCTGCTGTTGAACCACCCAATTCTTCATAATTATTATGAAATTCTTCTTTTGCTGCTTCTTTACCAGAATCTATGGTACGTTGTTCGGCATCTGAAGGATAATATTCACCACGGTCTTCATCCCATGTGCCTTCATTTAAAATATCACTAACTTTCATATAAACCTCCAGAAGTATTTAAGTATTTATTAGTGATTTGATTAATCTATATAAATCTTTATGTTTTCGTTTTAGTATTCTTAAAAGAAGAACATAAGAATATGCTTCACTTCGTCTAATATTGGAAGAATCTCCATATCCATATCCTTCATATTGAATTGTAATTCTGATTTCGTTCCAAGATTTCACTATATTGGCTAATTGATTATGATAACCAAAAGTAGGTAAATTTTCAAGTTTTTTTAATGCTTTACCGAGTATTACTGCAATAGTGCTTCCATCAAGCATTCTGAAATCAAATGTTCCCATTATATCATTGTATTGAAGTTCATTATGCGGTACAGATGTCTGCAATCTGAACTTTACAGATTCTATTCTTACGTCTTTGATAAAGTCTTCTAACATAAGAATATTTATTTGGTACTCTCGGTCGGATTCGAACCGACACATCAACTGGGTCTAAGCCAGCTCCCTCTGCCAATTGGGGTACGAGAGCATTATTTGGAGCCTGCACGTGGATTCACACGCGGATCATCAGGCATAGATTTGGCGGACACAACGAGGATCGAACTCGTCGCTTCTTCCGTGACAGGGAAGCCCATTCACCAGCTTGGTCTGTGTCCAGATTTTTAACTAAAATATACATTATTGAGCTGCAACTCTAGAATTGTGCCGCACATTTATCAGACCTACGAGTTGTGTAGGTCACCTGTTCTAAGACAGGCGGTTTGCAGCCACCGAAAACTCAAGTCAGACTGGACACCCCATCCAGCTTCGCCCACGGGTGATGGACTATGGTACTTACTACCACTCAAGGCAGCAGTAATCACTACTTGAAGAATTTTTGAAATTGGTACCCCACCTCGGATTCGAACCGAGAACCACAAGATTTTAAATCTTGCCGCAGCTGCCAATTAGCGTAGCGGGGCAAAGCGACCAAGTTTCCTTGGTCGTAATAGTTAGACTATTGTTAGTGAAGTTCCACATTCGGTACAGAATTTAGCTACTGCTTTATTCGTGCGGCCGCATGTAGTACATTTTGGTTTTGCCTTAACTGTAACAGGCTTTGTAACTTGTTGGTTGTCTTCTGTTTGTCCAAGCATTTGAAGCACAATGACATGTGTTTCTGTTTCCGTTGGGAACCAGTCTGCATCTTTGAACGTTTGATCTGAAACAGAACCCGGTACAGTGATACCAGCATCGTTTAGATTAGCATCTGCACAAACATGATTAACATTAACAGAACCAGAGATATTGTTACTAATGCCGCCGGTATTGGCGCTATAATTAGCGTTATTTCCGATGATACCGCGCCTTGCGTCGCTACCCGAAGTAAAAGTAAATTGATCGTTAGTCCATGGGTTATTCCAATATGTTGGATAAACATTTATTGGTTGTTGTTCAAAATTAAATTCAATACGAACTAAACCATCTTCAACACCAACACCACGGTTCTTTTCAATATTAGCAGTGCGTTCGATAAATTTGAACCGATTGCCTTTGTTAAGATTGCCATTTTTAATAAAACGTTCAAGTTCTACATTGCTATTTGCATTAACAACAAATTTTGTACCATCACCAACGTCAACACCATCAATTTCTATCTTGACAAGTGCGCGAACGCCGTTAAGGTTTTTGATTAGAACTGAATATTCACTTCCGAAAGGAAGTCTTACTATTTCGCCAGATTCACGAAGAACCTGACCGGCAGATTTGAGAGCTACTGCAAGCTTATTATTATACATCATGATTACTCCTTTTACAGTGCACAGACTAAGCACTCAAATGTTTAAAAGTCTGTTGGTCATGCGAAAGATGTGATTTCGCATAATTCTATTTATACCTGTTTCATGGCGATGGACAATCGTGGTTCAGCAAGTCCTGTACCATATATCCAATCTATATTCTCATGGTGTCTTATACCATAAGAACCTAATTCTATTCCGTTTGTTTCGATGTCATAACTTTCATCGTCACGGTTATCAACAGTTTCCACAACAGTTGTCGAAACAAACTGTTCAAAGAACTGTCTTGCATCGTAAATCATCGTTTCCATGCTTGATGACCATTTCCACCATTTTCTTGTATAGTGAATAAGTTCAACTTTCATAAAATATTTTTGATGAATTTCATCTTCATCATCGTTACGGAAACATGGTGTGATAGCGCAATATTTTCCTTCTTTTAGTTGACCAGTTCGAATAAGATAAAGAAAAGATTGTTCCGCGCTTCCTACTAAGTACTTGTTAAGGTACATGTTATTAGTGAAATCAAAATTTGATGGCGTAGTGATCTTTAAGGCATCTTTAGGAACTGTCCAAGGCACATCAATCAGTTTGTATCCTTGGTCTTGATAATATTCAAGTGCATCTACAAGCAATGCGTAATTAATCACTTCTAGTACCATCGTCAAATGCACGTCTTGTTGCATCGGACATTATTTTTAAATCTTCCATGGTTAAGTCTGGAAAATGTTTTTCAAGATAACCACGAATGGCACCATAGATATCTGATAATTCACACATTGCCATTATCTTGTTGTTTTGTTCAAGTGATTCTTTTAGTTCATCTAATTCTTCTTCAATCTTGGATATTTCACCAAATTTACCACGCTTGATTTCTCTTAAATGATAAGCCATTAATCACCTATAATTGGTTGCGAGTGTGGGATTCGAACCCACGATGGGGGAGCTGCCCCTACTGCGGCCCATGGTGCCGCCATCAGCCAATCCTCGCGCTTGTTTAAAACGACGGCCAGCAACTCTCTTTTGGTTCCCAACTAGTGCACTTACAACTAAGAGTATCGCGAATCGGTCTTGTTGTGACTGTTGATATGCTCATCGCCCCTGCTGGTGGGTATGTAATCGCGTCGTTAAATTTTATTTGGTACCGGCGGCGGGATTCGAACCCGCATGACGTTACCGTCGCTGGATTTTTTTAAGCATCCTTCTAAAAAGATGCTTCGTAAAAGTCCAGTGTGTATACCATTCCACCACACCGGCATTAAACAATTGTCAATTGTGTACATTCGCCTTTTAGGCAGTTATACCCCGCATGGCTAATACTGTACGTGCTTTTGCATGATAGCGTTTTTGATCAACACGTCCAAGAACAGTTTTCAGTGCTTCAGTTGTCATTTGAAGTGCAGATGTGCCAGTTTTGCGCGAACCAATACGAAACTTGCGCCTTACGTTAAATCTATGAATGGTATTTCCGTTTTTTATTACTTTGCGACCCTTTGGCATTTTTATAACCCTTTAATTAGTTAATAAGAACATTATTATTGAGATATTATATAGTCCTTTGACATAATTGTCAATAGTTGTTGTTTAGTTCGTTCGCGCTTAATCTTAATTGCCCAACAATTATACTTTTTATTAAAGTAAATTGAATTAACACTCTTGTTAATTTGATTACATATTGTAACCAATTTTTCTTTAGTATCACAAATTACATAATAATTTCCCCCTAAGCCTATTTTAAGTCTGGGTATTTCAAATGACATTAGCATTAAAGACATATATTTAATTTCCTATTTGGCGGACCGCCAGGGATTCGAACCCCGCACGCTGTAGTTTGGAGCCACGGCTGCTTACCCATGAGCGCGATCCATAAATAGTGACTTGACATTTCTGTACTAATAGCATGGTGTGAGAGGTCACCGAAAATTGTTATCGGGCTGACACAGTAAACCAACTAACTTGTTTAATTTCTTCCAACGTCATATCTTCTAACGCGGAATAGATAGCATCGTAAAGTGCTTTTGTTAGTTTTTCTTTGTTGTCTAAATAGAATTGATATGACATGTTGTTGTCCTTATTAAATTGGTAGCGGATGCAGGAGTCGAACCTGCTATCTTCAGCTTATGAGACTGAAATGATTCTGCTGTTAGGCATCTCCGTTTCACTCCCCCGCTATTGTTTGGCACCCACCACAGGATTCGAACCTGCATCCCTTTCGTTCGTAGCGAAAGACTCGTCCATTAAGCTAAGTGGGCATTGTTTAACACAATAAAAAAAATTTATTATGTTATGTTTGGTGGAACCTATCCGATTCGAACGGATGTCTCCTCCTCTTCAGGGAGGCGCTATGCCTACTCAGCTAAGGTTCCATTGTTTTAGAATTTCGTAGAATGTATTATATCCAGTTTTAGAACGAATTATATTACAAGCATTAAATGCTTTGCATAGTGTACCATGTTCAAGGTATGCTTCGTAGAGTTTTTGGAAATTATCTCTAACTTTATTAGGTCTTGAAAGTTGCTTACATGCATTTGAACAATAACGAACATTATGTTTTTTTGCGTTGAAAGACGTATGACATTTTTCACAAATATTAATGATTGGAGTTTTTTCTGTAGTACCACAATTCCAACCTTTATTCAAGTAGTCTAGTAAATCATCGCGTTTTATTTTCTTTGTATTGGTATCTTTATTTACCCATGCCCACTTTGTGCCATATTGAGAATTATTCTCACCAACACACTTTCCTTTTTTAGATTCTGATATTTTTCTCTTGGATTCTTCAGAATGTTTTTTGCCTGTCCAATCTGGAGGAGTACTTGTATTGCGTCCTTCTGCATAGGCAAGTTTACCAGATTTGCTTAATTTTTCAGATTTTCTTTTAACCCATTCTGCGTCATTTTCAAGCAACCGCTTTTGTGTTTCTTGACTTTTCTTGTTATTCTCTCTTTGTTGCTGTGATGTCCATCCACCACCACCTTCACCACCTAATCTAATATTCATTGAAAATGGATCTTTTAATAAATTTTCATTAACTATGTTCCTTTCCATGTGAACCAATTCTTCTCGCGTAGAAGCAATATGTGTTATTTCTTTTACATGGTTATCCTTCCCATACTTTTTCACAGAACGTTTGAGTATTAAACCAGAACCAAAATAGTCATCGTTTAAGTCATATGTAGTATGCATACCAATATAATACTTGTTAGTAATAATATTAGTTATTTTATAAATGTAATGATGTTGTTTCCGCATCGTGTCGTACACCTTTGTATTCTATAAGTGTATTTATCACTAGAATACAAAGGTGTACGACCAGATTCGAACTGGCATCTTTCTGATTCACAGTCAGAGACTTTAACCAATTAAGCTACATACACCATAACGGGAAGTCTGGACCACGCTATAACGGTATCGGTCATCCCCCGCAAGCTAATCACTTCCCATATTTAAATTCGTTGCGACTTATGACCACCGAAGTGTATCTGCGCCCCGTTTAATCATCTATGGGCTTCAACTCCACAGCCCAAGACAGTAACCCAATACTTGCCCGAGGCAGTCGCATAGGTTTCCCAAGTTATGAGCAAGGTACTATTCCCAATTGATGCTACACTTGCGTGCTTAGATGATTTACTTGGCACCGGCGAGGGGAATCGAACCCCCCTATATCTCGCAGACAACGAGTTGCAATGCCCAGATTGCTACGCCGGTAAAATTTAAAAGAACAGTTACGAGGTGTTAAGGCGTATCAGCTATGTGACCACATGGGTAGCGTGGCGCGATGGCAACCCACCGTTTGTGAATTGTTATTCCACCGCCATTCCCTTAATCTTTCTTCAGCGTGTACCCTGTTCTTTGTTTTTGGAGCAGGCGACGCGACTCGAACGCGCAGTGTCTTTCGACGGCAGCTTGGAAGGCTGCTAGGTTACCATTACCGATACGCCTGCTTTTCATTCCAATGTTCCTTTTTATGACAATTACTACAAAGCACTATACACTTATTCATTTCATTGTTTGGTACCACAGACGAGACTCGAACTCGCATCTTCAAGCTTGAAAGGCTTGCGTTCTATTCCATTTAAACTACTGTGGTATTTGTTTGAATTTTACGCAGGAACACGGCGTTGTATTTGTGAAACAACAAAGGCTAATTCTTGAGAGTTAAGGGACTTTGCTATTTTAGTAATTTGTTTAACAGCTTTTGATGCTGTTCCTTCAGCTTTGGTTGCTGCAGCACCGCCAGCGATTGCAGTTACACCTGTGCTTAATGCTTTTGTTATATCTTTTAGATTTTCACCAGAAGCCTTTGCTTCTTGGAATGCAGTTTGAAGCGCTTTTTGATCATTAGTAAACTGGTCGAAGAAAGCACGAATCTGGTATCCTACTTCCTTTTTAGCATCTATACTGCCCGCATCCCCCCAAGCATTTAATAATTTTTGAGCTTCATCCACTTGGTCAGCTGGAATATAGTGATCCCATGTAACAGAGGACATATTAAATACTGATTGGCTGGTGCTGGTGGCTTCAAACTTGCCCGACAGATGCATTACTTCATCCCCCAAAATAGCTTCTTTAATGTCTAATGCTAGTCGTCCTGCCCCCTCAAAAAAATCTGCCAGCGCCGATGCGCCCATACCAACAAGAGAACCAACAACACCAACAGTAGCGGCTTTACCAAGTGCAGTACTTGCTCGCTCGCCTTTGGCTAAACCAATAGCTGTTCTTAACGCGCCACCTACGGCCATACCAAGCGCCGGAGTCCCTAATACAGATGTTAAGCCTGATAGGACACCAATAATAAATGCTGTTTTCTTTGGATGTTCTTGACCAATTTTACCCAGCCCGCGCGCCATTTGAACTGCTTTGTGATTGTCACCAAGTTTGGCTTTATAATTGTCAATTATTTTATCAATTTTGGTATCAAAGTTTTGTACTGGTTGAGTATCTTGTAATTTTTTAGCAGCGGTTTTAACAAAAGCAGCAATTTTTCCAGCGCCAGTAGCCGCCACCTTTGCACCTTTAGCAGCCATACCAACAGCTTTCTTTGCACCAGCAAACATACCAGCTTCATTCATTCGGTACATTTCGAGGATTACTTCATTGATATCATCGCGGCCTTCAACGAGAACAATTTCGTTATTGTTGAAGCTATTGAGTTCTTGTAGTTTCATTCTGCTTACCAGTTGTGGCTTTTTCACGATGTGCATTAACTAAAGGACGTAAAATACTACTACGTTCTTTTGGATTTTTTTTTAGATAAGCCACGATCTTCTGTACAAGTTGTGTTAATTGGGCTTTTCTATCTGCTTCTATTAATAGTTCACAAACTTTCATAATATTATTTATGGTTTGGTAATTTAATTTGGTACAGCGGACGGGATTCGAACCCGCGAACCGTTAGGACTAGATTGAAAGTCTAGCTTCTTTAGCCACTTGAATACCACTGTATAATATTTTGGGGACTGACAAAGGGATTAGCCTTTTATTTCACTGTGTCGCGACATTCTCAGACAGACCAGTCCATCGTATTTGGTGGTTTCCCGAGGATTTGAACCTCACGCCCAACCGCCCCCACTTCTTTTGGAAGGCAACGGTTTTACAGACCGCCGTGGGGAAAGGAAACCTTTTAATGGTCAACACACCGTTTCGGACTATAAATACATTAAAGTAACCTGAATGTTAACCTATGAATAATTTGTCAAATCGTCCACAAAATTTGCATCAAGATACCACAAAAAATACTGTGATTCTTGTTCTCCGAACATTAGACATTATAGAACACGTGCTAAATTTGAATTTAATGTGTATGAATATCCGAACGAATTTGATCTGACGCTTATTGAAAAACACGGTTGGTATTCACCGAATGGATATAAGCGTCGCAATAAATCACCAAATTTAACTGGTATTTCACGTGATCATCTGTATACCGTTCATGATGGTTTTCACAATAATGTAGATCCCATGCTTTTGTCACACCCTACTAATTGTAAACTTATTCCACACAATGGCAAAAATGGTAACAATAGTAAAAACAATAAAAGTTCTATATCATTGGATGAACTTAAAAAACGAATATCTTTATGGGATAAAAATATTTTTAATTGGAAGCCCTGCCTGGAATTGAACCAGAATCTCAACATTCAAAGTGTTGCGTGATAAGCCATTACACCACAAGGCCATTGTTTGGTCAGGATGACAGTACTCGAAACTGCATGATATCTTCGCCCCAAACGAAGTGGCTTGCCTCTTAGCCCACACCCTGTTTATTTTAGTCTGTATTGGTTCGTTTGGATTTCAAATCCATAAATACAGACATGTCTAAAAAAGAAAATTTAATTAATATAAACCATAGCAAATTCAAAGAACTTACTGGATCATGTACCACAAAAGCAGAACTTCATGCTAAGTTAGAAGTTCCCGTAAATGGAACATATACGAGAATCGTCAATAAACTTATGGTTGATACAAACGCCAAGTTAAGACCCAAAAAATTAAAATATAATTTAATTATAAAAACTTGTCCAGTTTGTGGTGATGAATTTGTGCATTACGAAAATCATCCAAGACCTAAAACTACTTGTTCATATGCATGTTCTAATAAACATTTTCGTTCTGGTACAAATAACGGTAACTATGATCCAACCAAATATAGAAATGTTTGTTTTGAACATCATGAAAAAGAATGCATCATATGTAAAGAAAATAGAATCGTTGATGTTCACCACCATGATGGTAACCATGATAACAATGAACCATCAAATTTAATACCGCTGTGTCCTACGCATCACACTTTATATCATAGTAGATTTCGTGATGACGTATTACCATATATCGAACAATATCGTAAGACCTTTATAAAATCTTACGACAATTAATTGGTCACCGTACTTGGATTCGAACCAAGACCGCTACGCTCCAGACGTACTATGCTGCCATTAACACCATGCGGAGATAATGTGGGCAGTTGGATTTCATACCAACAATTTCTTTCGTAGAGAAATGCTGTCCTATGAAGGTTAGACTATACCCACTAAGTCGGGATGGTAGGATTTGAACCTACAACTTCACCGCCCCTTTAAATGCCCTCATTGAAGACACTTAAAACGGCGCACTCTACCAGATTGAGCTACACCCCGAAATTGTTTACTAAATTTTATACCTTTCCTTCCTATCTTTCCAGCGGGACCGACTTTACGGTTCATTCCGCGTGGCTGGCACCATCCCGCGCTACCGGTAGGTGAGTTCCGTTGTAGGTGTTCGGACAGGAATTTCAACCTGTCAACATTCTACAACCCGTGTTTCTTCGAAATAATTAGTATCTAAGCGTACCGCTAATTACTTCTGCTTTTCAATTCTAAGTCGCTTTTCGCGGCTTTCCAAAATTATAACTCGTTTCTGTAAAGGTGTCAAGCGTTTTCTTTCACTTTTTTCAACTTTTTTCGGTGATTGGAACACCATTACTAATCTTTTAAACATTTTTCCAATCTCCAGAACTAAAAAAGGCCACCTTTTTGGGGTAGCCTTTTGTGTTTCTTTCTTTTGGATTCTACTTGTTATATTGTTTCGGTAGAGTCCCCCACAAAAGGCTGTGAACATTCATAACTACGTGGATCGAGTTCAAAAAAGCCTAGACGCAATGATCCCATCCCACATAATTCGGGCCGGCGTATATGCCATTGTTGTCTAAAGTCTTGCATTTCTTTAACCTTTTGTGTTGCCCTTCGGCGTTAAATTTAAGTGTATCTTAATACTATATATGGGTGATGTCAATAAATTTTTTCGCTTATATTTGATTGTGGTCTAAATTATATATCATTCAGAACCAGATGTCAACCATTATTCTTCAAATTTTACAGTAATTTTTCTGTACTTGTCTTTTACTTCATGTTGGTGGACGTATTTTCCGTATCGTGTTTGAAATCCTGTAAACCAATTTTTGGTGTCTGAATTCTGTTTTCTGTCACCAGATAGTATCATAGTTTCTGGTGCATACACAATAGGAGTATCTTCACTATCAGGATCTTTGCTACCGATAAGCACCGTATCGCCAGTAGACCACAGACTACAGTAAACTGCAACAGCATCATCATCTAACCATCCAACAAGTTGAATATCGCCCATGGTTCCATGTCCTTCTGAATCAAGTTTGAGATGGCTGTTTTTATCAGCTTGAAGTACAGCAAGTATTAATGGTGAAACTACAATCCAATTTGCTTTAACTTCTTTAATTGCGGTCTTTATCGCGCCAGTTATAGTACAGCCGCTCCCCACTGGTGCTATAAGATTTATTTCAGGGGCGTTAGTGGAAATAAGATGTAAAAATTCATTTACAAGTTCCATTTCTATTTCTGCGGCACATGCTTGATTTATTTCACATTCAAAATCTATTCCATTGTGAATTTTTATATCGGCTTTTGGCATATCAGGATAGCCACATTGTAGTGGTCTTGTGACAACATCAATATCGTATGTAAGACCGCCAGAAACAACAGTGGGATTTTTTTTGTCTGTAACTGGTTGTATACCAATAATTTTACTCAGCGCAAATCTGCTTAATATACGACGTACTATAACAGCAGCGTTATCCATTACATTCTTATTTTCTTTATTTTTGTTTGTGAAATGGTATTCGAGTTCGTTTTTTAGAATTTGTTCTTTGATATTGTTGTGATCGTTGATGTCTTCCATCAAGATATCGAGGGTTTCTTTGTACATTATAATTATCCTTTATGGTTTTATTCTAATAATATTTATCTCCTTTAATATATCCAGTTTCTTGCATCACTGTTAAAATATCAGAAATCTTTATTTTTAACGTGACATTTTATCTTCACGTCTTGCAGTATAATAATCGTCTTCGGCAGCATCATATTCATCTTGTTCTTTCTCGCGTTGTTGTTGCGCTGCTTGTATACCTGCATATTCTGCCCAATTTGTGTCACCTGTAAACGGTGCCAGTTCTTCTTGACTAATATATTCCCCTGGTTGAAATTGTCTACCAGATATGACAAAAGGCTCTGCTACCTCAATATAATCTAATTCCCAGCCTGCCATATGTGGATCTCTTCCTATACCGACATTGCCACTATCGTAATCTATCTTAATACGGAATTTTGCATCTGTATATTCGCCAGAGTTTGGATCTTCCAATCCAACATCAATAATACCTTCAAAACCACGATTTTGTGATTTTCTTTGATTCATTATTTCGTTTAATAGCATCTTACTTATCCTCAATTTTCTTTAACTTAGTGCTATTTTTGGTCACATGTGATAAGTTTCTTGCCTTTTCAAAAGATACACCTTGATAATCTTTTTTATTTTTAGACCATTTGCCATAAGATTCTTTACAAGCAGGACATGCCGCGACGATTTCTTCATTTTCTTCGTCATAAAATGCAGTCGCATCAGGAAATCGGGTTTTGATATCCGCTACCCAATTATCATAGTTGTTATACCACAGAGTCTTTTTAGGACGAGACTTTGGTGTTTTGGGCACCGGCTTGTAGTACTTATTTTTATATTCTAAAAGTTCAACTACTTTCATATCCTTTCCAATGCATCCAGCATTACTGACATTGCCTTTTTTATTCCTTCAAACTTAACGTTTGCGCTAAGTGAACTAATGTCTACTATTTTTCCTGGTATACCAGAATATTTAGAATCTTTGCCTTTCATTTGAACCATATCGCCGTATCGTAGCGGTATGTCCGGGTCAGGGTCTGATACTTCTTTTGTTTTCATAAATTAGGATTAAGGTGTAGCATCAGAATATACTAATAACCATGTACCAGTACCATGGTTCAAATAAACGTCAGTCGTTTCTTTTCCTGGTCTTAGTGTTTGATTTGGTACTAAACGAAGCGTTCCAATAAGCAATTCCCGGTATGTTTGATATTCATTCCTATAATTCAAATCAAAGACATCACCAATAGTACTAACGCCAACACGCTTTTCTGCTAAATTCTTAAATCCGGTTATTGATTTGAAGAGCGTACCATCAATCACTTCTACATCTTGACCGGAACCAGTTGCTATAGATGCAATATCAATATTGCCACCAAATATGCTTGCACTTAAAGTTGTTGGTGAACCCGCAGCCGCGAACGCTGTATTAATGGCCGACACTAAATTAACAAATGTATCAGCATCGGCACCTGCTATACTATACGAAGTCGTAGTTCCATTCAATATAACTGAGAAAGTATAATTCGTACCAGATACTAGTCCTGTTAAAGCGCTGGGGGAACCGCCAACATTAAGACTATACTTAATAGTATGATATGCAGCAGATGCTGGGAAATTTGTTACAGCAATGGCTTCTGTTAATGTCGGCGAACCTGCGGGAGCACGATTGATGTAGCCCATGATTAAATCATGTACACGCGCCCTGTCGTAGCTATCAAGGCAATCCCATCTAATAATTCGTTTATTTCCTGTACTAATAGGCGATCCTGAATTGTCTGCTAACAAGACTGCAGGAAATTGTCTTCCATCCCAATAGAAGTATTCATTAGTTAGGTAATCTGGGTTTGGTAATGGCATTTGTTTCTCCTAATTATTTTAATGTGTTACGTGGCCCAGTAATTGGATACTTTTTACCAACTTCTTGCATATAACTTTTCAAAGAACGAGTTTCACCACCATTAGTTAAGAATTTCCAAACATTGGTAGGGATCTTATGCAACATCGGTCCCATAAATGATTGTGCGTAAACTTGCGCCTGTTTAATATCGTAGCGCGTCCCCTTTTCAAGATGACCAAGCAGGTCACTGAACGCTTTAGCTAAATCTTTATAAAAGTATGCAGCGTCCTTGTCTCTTACGTCAACCTTATCTGCTTCTTTTTTAGCTTTTTCAATTTCAGTACGCAGTGCCTGCTTGATACCATTTGGCACTTTGATCTTAGTACTAAGATCATCACCAGACTTATCTTGCGGGGAATTATCTTGTTGATCCATGGTTTTTAATTGTGTAGGACTTTCATTTTTTTCTTCTTCGTCGTCCCAAACCTGTTCATCGTTAGAAGAACCATCAGCAACATTAATAGGTTTTTCTTTATCACTATCATGGCTATCATACTGAACATCATAGTAGTGCATGGCTTCTTCAAGCCTATCACCCATTAATTCAATAACCGTTTTATAAGCGTTCTCACGTATCATGGCTTCTGTATCTACTAACTTTAATGCACTTATGGCAACCATTAGTTGATCGCGCTGAATATCTGACAGATTTTTAATGAAGTCACCAATTTCTTCATCTTCTGACATTTTATATTCTTCATCGGCTGCTGCTTGTTTAGATTGATCGTTTGCAACTTCTTTATTGAAATTTTCTTGATCTATTGCAGCTTCTAATTCAGCATATGCTTCCTCTTCCTCTTCCTTACGCTTTTCTTTATTTTCTTTGCCATCGGCTTTGCGGAACTCGGAATTAATTCTTTCGAGGTAATCTTCCATGCCATCGTCGGTGTCAACCCCCAATAGATCTTCTAATTCGCCTATAAAGCGTGGAATTTCGCCAGAAAAGTCAGTAGCGGGGATCTTTTCAAGGATTGTGACTGCTTGACGGACATGATTTACGGCCTGTTCCATGCCGCGTTTTTTGGCTTTAAGAGACTTGGAATCGTTTGCACGTAGGTCTGCCTTCCTGCGCGGTGTTTCTCTTGCTTCATTGACTTGCTTAGTTTCAGTGATTTCTTTCTTTTCAGTTACTTCAATGCTTGCATCTATTGGGATACCAGCAGCAAGGCGTAATTTATTCAATTCTTTCATTGGTGAACTCCATGATAAACTTATATTCTGTTGTATTTATACATGTTAACCATGGAACATCAAAATTAGCCCCAATATCCATATATCATGGGTCGAAGTTGGTAAATACACTTATCATCTACGAAAATTTTGAGGTATTTTATCATTTCTATCAGTTCATTTGGAATAAGGGGGACTATGCAAGTCTTTAATTCTTTTACAGAATCTACGCCAATTTCATCCAGAGCTTGCTCGGGTTTAGTGAGATTTTCATAGCCCAAATTTCGTACAGCGTTAAAAAGTTGGTTTTGCATTCCAGTCAGCTGTACAGGAGGAAATGTTTTGATATTAATCCAACTTTCCCAAGGCCACAATGGTCTGTCTATCTTTATTACACTTTCAATGATTCCACCATCTTCCGAACGATTGCCAGGATCATAGTAGTCAATCATATCATCGTATCGTGTCCATGACTTAACAGACGATGGAGGTATGAAAAGTATTACATTTGAACTACCAAATTCCATATCATAAATTACGGCACGATAAAGTTCTTCAACCCCGCCGTCTTCTATTTGATTTTTTAGTAACTGCAAATCAAACGGACGTTCATCACCTTCTACTAATTCTTCAATTCTTTTATCAATATATTTAGAAAATCCTTCTAAATTGAAATTCTCTTCTTTAAAAAGGTAACCTTCTGGATTAAATCGTGGATCGGTTCTTAAATCCCAGTTTTCTTTATCGGCTATGACATTTGTTAAACCATAACCGATTGCTTTATGAATTCTAATTCCCATTATTCCTCCAAATTTGAAAGATCTGCCAATGCTTCATCGGTCATAATAACTTTCATCTTCTTTTTTAGTTTTACCACATTGGGCGACGTTTTTTTAATTTCTTCAAAAGCACTTTCTAGTGCGCCTTGTAATTCTATCAACGCAGATTCTTTGTATGCCATAAGTTCACTAACATCTCCCTTAACCTTGTTACAATCATTTACAAAGTTTTTGAATGTTAAGTGTTTGAGAACTTCCATAGAACCAAAAATATAATCTAATGATGGATCATCTTTAAAATTTGGGTCATCACTGCTGTTAGTAGTATCAATAATGAATACTTTATCCCAGTCGCTTTTGGTTTCGTCATATTTTTTATTCAACCATTCTCTACTGAAATCATTAATTTGTTCGTACCAGCCTTCTAATCCATGAGCATCTAAGCGCATATCCCACAAATATCCGCCTTTGGTTTTTTTCCCATTATCTTTGCCGTCAACGTATTTATGTGGTATCTGTTCTTCAATCCAGGCAATTGCGAATTCTTCCAATTTCCAATACAGCCATATTTGAGTACTTAAAAGATTCAAATATTTAAAATTGCCATCTATGAACACCCGCGCCCAACTACTGAATCTGTTATACAATTCTTTTGGTTTATATTTAGGAAAATTTTCATCTTCAGCGAATGCATTTTCTTGATATTCATGATAACTTTTATTATAATCGTAAAGTGTTTCAAATGTAAGAATTTCTTCATTCCAGTCAAATTCATTCAACATGAAGCTATCTTTACCAATTCCACGATATGGAAGCATAGTAGAATTGTACAATAGACAATCAGCAGATTTATTTGAATCTTTATCAATGCCCAATTCTTTGTAAACAAAAGCACTTACTTTTTCATCAAGATCATCATGGTCTTGTAGTTTAAACACATCTTGTTCTTCTTCTGTCATTTTGAAGAAATCATTATAATATTTCATCAATGCTTTTGTTAAAATTCTATTCATCGTTTTTTGTCCTTAGTGTGTCGTTTTGGTATATCATAAAGTCGCCTCGAATAACAATACCATTGTTAAATTTTATGTATCCTTTATCTGTACCATGTCCACAACATGCGTATTCGACACCAGGCAAGCCCGCTATGCACGGGTCGTGGCCTTCTTCTGTTGGATAATGGCTACATTTTGGGCATCTTCTTTTCATACTAATAGGTGTTTTATTATCAGCGAATCGAACATCCCCAATTATATGGCCTTTTCCATCTTGGATGGAAAAGACATCATATCCAAAATGTTTAGACCTTACAATCATTGTTATGTAAAATATGCCCAAACGCCGACTTCTGAATCATAATACCAACCAAGTTCACATAGTCGTTGACCATCTTCTGAATCCTCTGGAATAGTTTCATCGTCAATATGTGAATAAATCACATCGTGCTCAGCTTCCAAGAAATATTTAGTTTGCATTCCTTTTTCCATGTACTTTGCCATGATTTCAAATGTTTCCACCCAACCTTCTGGTGAATTAGCAATGTCTTTGTAATATGTTGTCATAATATTATTCCACGTAAATAATAACTTCTTCTTCGATTGTGCCAGTAAATGGCATTTTTTCAAACGAAGCATTAGTTGCTTCCATGCCAGCTTCGGCTATTCCTATTAATCGTTTTTCTGGATCGTTTATTGCGCGATCAATAGCATCAAATAATGCTTGTTCATTCTCTGATTCAGCTATACGATCAATATCTATTACACCACCCCAAGGATCGCGTTCAGTAATAACAACACCAAGCACTAAAATGTATTTCATTTTAAGAACTCCTTACATTCTTTGGCATTATCAAAGATTTGTAAGAACTTGTTACCGTCAACATGTGTGTCAACACTAATCATTGTGAAGTCATCTGTGCGATATACATATTTTGGAAGAAATCGTTGGGTATAAATTTCATTTTCATAATATTCGCCGGTTTCATCTTTCAAAGTTTCTTTGGCTTCCGCAAAACGAACAAACCCTGCTTCTTCATCAACGAACCAGAAGTAACTGCGCGCGTCATCTAATGGAATAACTACCCAATCTTCAACGTATCCAAAGTAGTCATGTATTGCTTGTTGTGCATTAAAATATGCATCAATCGTTTTTTTGCTCATTGTCTTACTCCCAATCGTCAAACTGTTTTTTAATGATTTCTGCTGACGACAATGTTAAGTTAGCACACAACTCTTGATAACTTGTATTATAGTCTTGTAAACCTATTAGTAGTATAACTTCAACTTCTTCGCCTTCACATATTGGCAAATTGGTAATTGCACATGTATGATTCCAACATCCCATTTTATTCACCCATTTCCACGGCAACGCCTGTGCTACTTATTCCTGCACAACGTAACCAAATACGTTTAGTTTCTTTCAATGATTCAATTGCATTAGGTAACCTAACCATAACTTTTCTCTGTTCCCTTGTTACTATAGCTAAGTGACAAAGCCTATTACCTATTTCGCAAATGATAGCTTTACACATCATTCCAGGCACGTGATATTGTTCGCCACCATGTGGAATAACAATTATACTATCATCAGTAACTTCATCACCACGATCAGGAAAACATAACTTACCTATTACTTCTTGTCCACTCCCTGCTATGATTTCTACATCATATACGTTATGGTTCATATTCCTATCCTTTTAAGATACTGTTCATGGTGATCAGGATTACAAAAATGTATCTTGTGTTCCACCAATGTTTTTTTAATAAATTTCCCACAACATAAACATTTCGGATGTTTATGTTGTGTTACAGATGATTCCAATTGTGGAACATCTTGCGGTATATCGTCGCCGTCTTGTTCGGCCGCTTTAAATATAAGCCAATTAATGAAGATTTCTATTGGTACATTTAATACTTCGTCTTGCTTGACACCTAAGACACCTAAGTCTCCAATAAAAGATTCCAATAAGTCACTTGCATTAATAAACTTGTTAAATTCTCGTACATTATTTCCCTTGTACGTAACAATTGCGTCGTCATCCAATATTGTGAAATTACCATTTGCATCAACTTCAATTACATGACCATCTGGTAATATTAGCCTTGAATTGGGGCGAACTTGGATATCGCCATCAAGAAATCTATCAACGGCATCTATTACTATACTATTACCTCCAGATACTACTAACCCTGTTGTTGTAGCGGTACCGGCGGCCGATGTATTAACCCAAGTAGAAGATGTTGATGAACTTCCAGTACTGGTGCCTGTAACATAATAACTTGAGCCGTTGCTTGTTATGTTTATGTAACTAGCTGTCATTTATTTTATCCATTTATTTCTTAAATAGTTAGCAGCCGATGTTGTTTTCATTTTCAAAGATTGGTGACTCCAAACACGTTCAGTTCTGTCTATAGTTTCTCCCCATTTACTGTCCCATCGTTCACTGGTAACTTGACCATTTTCGATAACACGACAATGGTTGTGTCCACAATAAGGACAAATGATAGTGTGATTACCATCAATATCAAAATCAATGGATGCGTAAAACGTTTTACTACAGTCATGGCAATACATGTCTGTACGTACTATACCTTCCGCTTTTCCATCTTCTGATATCACTTCTGACATATTAACTTCTCAATTCATTGACTGCGCGTTGAATTTTATCAATAATCATACGACCTTTCTTACCAACCTGTTCACTTAGGTGTGCCCATTTGTTTTCATCAAACACACTGCGCCGCAATTTCATTGATTCAGCAACTTTTTGTGCAGCGTTCAATTGATCATTGGCAGATGCATAGCGCATACCATCTTTACCACCTGCCGCCATAATCTTATCCCATGGGAAAGGTGTTTTGTCATGGAACTTCCAGCCAGCATCGACTTTTGAATTTTTGCTACCAAAAGAAAAAGTTTCTTTGAAACCCTTTTCCGGCATAGCATCACGATATTCTACTATGGGACTTTGTGCCATATCAAATATCGAATAGATCACCTTTCCACCTTCTGTGGATTCAACAAACAGCAAACTGCCATCATTGTGTTCACCCCATACGCCCATAGCAAGTGTATCATTTGATGCACTACCATGTCCGGGTACGTCTTGTGTACTCATGTTATTTTCTCCTGTTAAATGATTATCGGTTTTGCCGATAATTTTCTTTAAATATGAACATAATTGCGGCTATATAAGTAGCCGCAATTATTGGTTACTCTTCTATTACCTTTTCATCTTTAAGACCAAAGGACTTCCATGCTTTCTTCATGACCTCCTTATAAGAAAAGTCTTTACCAAGATACTTGTTCATAGCCAAACCAAACTGCATTCTATTCAATTCTTCTTGACCAAGAATAGCATAGTCTTTACGTTCCAGTTCTTTGTTACGTTCATAGAAACGTTCAACGGTATCAACCAAGTGGTTGTATCGTACTTCAACGAATGCTTCCATTTCACTAATCAACTTGATAGCAAGTGGATCATCGTGGAATAAAGAACGCATATCGTCAGTAGCTTCTTCCAATACAGCTTCATACAATCGACGTGGTGTGTTGATTGAATCCTTTGTATGGTGCAAAGCCAAGTACCAAGTACACTTTTTCTTTACGCGCTGACCAGATGCAAGTTGGAACACGACACCTTCAACGCCTTGCATGTCATCAACAGAATTAATGTATGCTTCTGGATCTTCTGGACGCATCAATAATGTCCAACGTGCCAATGTTTCTGGAAAGTGATCAGCATCAATATCATAGAAGTCATAGTACGAACCATCTTCACGGTTACGCACGCCAAGAACTTTCAAGTGTGGTTCCATGTAAGGTAATACGATACGGTTGTCAGGCGCACACCATTCCATAATGACAGTGCAACCTGCACGATCCATCAAATACAGTTCTTCACGGAACGAAACGTTTTCGCCTTTATGCAACCACAACTTAGCAGCAATGGCCTGATCGGAAGTCAAAGAACCCTTCGTCTTCACGCGAAGAATATCATTGTGCATGTATGTAGTGATTAAAGAACCATCAGCCTTATCAGCAACTTCTACAACCGTAGACAAATCCAAGTCCATAGTAAATGGATTTTCATATAAGTTGAAAAACTTTGGAAATGGTAAGGATGCCAAACGAATTGGTTCACCATCTTCTGTGATTTCAAACATTATACCACGGCACTCCAAAGCATTTGGCTTACAGAAATCCGTATAAGAAGCCAAACGATAATTGAACAGGCGATAAGTAGCACCATCCAATTCAACATCATTGAAAAAGAATGCTTCGTTGTCAGCAACCAGCCGAATCAAGTCTTCAAATATTTTTGTCTGGTATTCATTCATAGTAGAACCATTATAGGTTATTTTTCTAAATGAGTCAAGGGTTTCTTGGTTTAAACTTGTACCATAAAATGACGCAAATAAGCACGATATTGAACATATAATTAAGGATTAAAGGCCACAAAAATTGTGGAAGAATATAAATTAAAACAAGGACTTCGCCGACAAGCCATAGCCAAAGGAACCCCCATGCTATGCCTTTACTGTGTCCATTTTTATAACTCTGCCATGCCAAAGGCGCACCGCAGATAGCAAGCAAAAGGCCACCTAACCATCCGACAGCTTCTAACATTAATTTTCTTTTCGCTTATAGACGATAGTTCTCATGTTTTTGGACATTATGTTGTCTTGGTTTCTATTATAAGTGAAATCGTCAACAATTTCATAGTTTGTCATGGGTTCGGTATACAAATACATTAGGGTAGGATTATCATACCTTCCATATTTTTCTTTCAGATAATTTGCAAACTTTCCATGGTTTCTAATATTTTTAAGATTTTGAAGCGTCAGACAAACATATTTTGCCGCACGTTTTCTGTTAATAATCTTTAATGTTTTCGCCATTTCATCTGAAAGATACCCATCACTATCGTAATTAATGATATCATAATATTCTTCTGGCATATTTTCTACTAAGGATGAAATACTACCAAAGTAATTTAACATTGGTAGTTTAAGTTTCATACTAGCTTCTAAAACGGCAGGATTATTATCTACGTTATGGATAATAGTAGTTGGTTTTATTTTTAATAAGCTTTTTACATCGAGTGCTTTTGGTCCTGCCATTGTTAAAACTATTGGATTCGATTTTTTAAATTTTTTGAGATATTTTTCAACGCCATTTTTTCTAGCTTCGCGTTTCCCTTCCGTATCATACGATAGAATAACATGTTCTTTAGGTTTATTTTTCTTTGAAGTTTTTCTAACAAACCGTATTTGACCAGTGGAGCTTTTACAAGTAACCCAATTTTTCTTGAATTCTTCACTACCCATTAATTTGTGTGGCATTGGAGTGATGTTACCACCATATAATGATCCATTTACAGAAGCAGGACTTATCTTCTTTTTCTTTGCTATTAATTCTGTTAATTTTGCTCTTGGAATTTCATCATTAATAGCATGTTTTAAAATAGCAATACCACAGTCAACAGTTGACATCTTGCCTAATTTTCTGGCATCGAAAGATGAATTTAATTTAATCATGATACTTGACCGTCGCTTCTTCTTTAAGGTGAATAGGGTCAAGCATATAATGCTTTGTTCGCAATTTTCTTGACATCATCTGGCGTCATTTCTTTTGTGCTTCTAATTAGGTTATTCATCTGCGCATTTTACCCTAATTTTCGGATTGTGTCAAGTGGTATATAATGCCCCTTATTTTCCATACTTTTCAATATCTTAGTGTTATTTTCGCCCCACGATATTAACATAGAACCACTACCAGCACCACTACCTTTGGTTATACCAAGCCCATCCACGAATTTGACCCGCCCTTTAAGGAACAGCAAGCCATCTGCATTAACAACATAATCATGATACCATCTACAGTCTGTTCTGGCAAAAACTAGTGCAATACCATTTCTATAATCGTGCATCTTTTTTAACCAGTCTGTTGTTTCCCTGCCATATGGTGGATTTAACCAGACGTTACCAAACCATGGTGATCTAAGTCCATTGTCTTCAAGGCTATAATATTTTTTGACTGGAATCCATGGTATTCTTTCTTTTGGATGACATGGATCTAAATCAAATTCAATTCCCAAGTCATCAAATATCCATTTGGGGGTATACCAATCCACGGATTGATTATCTGCGCTGTCATGGGTGAATCCCATGGCTTTAGTCATTTCGCTTTCAGTTATCGCAGCATCGTCGATATCAATTAAATCGTGTATGCTCATCCCATTTCCTACCCATTTCCTACATTCTTAAAAGGTTATGCATCTTTTGAAATCTTGCCAACCTTTCTTCTGCAATCTTAAAGTATTCTGGTACTACTTCTGTACCTATAAAATTTCTATTATTTTTCAGTGCCATTTTCCCTGTTGTACCGCTACCCATAAATGGATCAAACACAACATCTCCTTCGTTACTCCATGATAAGATATGGTCTTCTGCAAGCTTTTCAGGAAATGTAGCAGGATGTTCCCAAATATCATCTGTACTTCCTTTATGCTTTCCAGTATCATATGACCAAATGTTGCCACGATACTTATGCGTTTTTGTTATTTTATTTTCATTGCGCTTTCGCATCGCTGCGGATTTTTCTCGTGTTGAACCAGAAGTTCGGCCGTTATAATTGTATATTGCACCCGCTGTTTTACATTCTATCAATAAAGGATTAAAAGTTTTGGGTTTACCTTTTGAAAATATGAACATATACTCAAAGCAAGGATCATATCTATTGTGATTTAGTGGCATGTAGTTGTTTTTTTGGTATATCATTGTATCATGAAGATTAAATCCTAGTTTCATGAAATATAATGATTGCTTAAAACTGGTGCCAGTTTCACAACCATTTTTTGTAGCATCATTAACTATCCAAACAACAATACCACCTTCTTTGGTTATATTATATAGATCGGAAGCTACACATGTAAATGTATCCCAATCCCAAATAAGGGTATTTTGGTAATTTCTTATGTCATCATAGGGAGGTGATGTTACCGTTAGGTCAATGGAATTGGGTTCCATTTGGCACATGTAATCAATACAATCACCTAAATGTAATGTGAGATTTATAGCAGTATTATCCATTGCGGAATTATACTATTAGTGGGGATTTTTGTCAATTACAATCTTTGTAATTTTACATGGTAGGGGCGTTTAATTCCTTGATAAGAAAATCTACAAGTGCAATTACTTGGATCATGTTCTTCTACATCCATATCAAAAGATTTTTCGCCTGCTTGTTTTCTTATCATTTCAATAACTTCTTCCATGTTTCTGGCTTCTACTGTATGCCCTTTAGCGGACTTATTACCAACTTCAAAAACTCTAACCTTAATTCGTTTTTCCATAGCTTCACGAAAAACAGTGGAAGACATTCTCCAACTTGAATCAAAATCTTTACGTGCATCTGCCAATTCTTCAACACCCA